ACTGTCAAATTGTACGCCATCAACAAACTCAACATAAGTTTCGTTTGTATCAGACTCTTCCATTAGAACGACTCCATTTTTTCCAACTTTTTCATAAGCTTGTCCAATTTTATCTCCAAGCTCTGTGTCGTTGTTGCATGAAATACTAGCAACTTGCTTAAGCATGTCACCTTTAATTTCAATACTGGCTTTATTAAGATAAACCATAACTTTTTCAGCGCCACTAGTAATGCCACTTTTAAGCTCTCTAACTTCTTCTTCATTTAAGTGCTTATTAACTGTTTTAAGTAAAGAATGCGCGAGGACGGTTGATGTTGTTGTACCGTCCCCGGCTTCTTTTACTGTATTGCTTGCCGCTTCTTTTATAAGTGTAGCGCCAATATTCTCAACCGGATGTAATAAGACTACGCTTTCCGCAACGGTTACACCATCTTTTGTAATCACCGGTTTTCCAAGGGCGTCCTCATATATAACGCATTTTCCAGACGCACCCAACGTGCTCTTTACTGCGTTTGACAATTTTTCAACGCCTTGCATAATTTGTTGTTTGGCATCATCGCCAAATGTGAGAGTTTTAACTATCTCACTAGGGTTATTAAATTCCATTAAATTAAATTTTAAATTATTTACTCTTTTTCAAAAGTCTTTACAATTTTAGGTCCTTTCATAAAATCTAGCTTTTTCTGATAATATTGAATTGATCCGTCAATTGCTGCTTCTGCACCCTCGATAGTTTCTCTCCTTGTAATATCTTTCCAGGAGTCTTCGTCTGGTACTTTGATTTCTGTTTGGTAGAATCCATTTGGTAGTTGCACGATTCGCCAATTGCTTTTGTCGGAGGCGTGCTTCCAGGTTTCTACGGTTTTTTCACTTACTTGTGGTTGACTACTCCACGAACTAGTCTGATAAAATAGTGTCATTTTGGTTTTGGTTTAATTATTACTATCTGGTTGCTCTGTCCCGAGCCGGTATACTTTATATATTACGTGGTTTATGACGGCATTAACTTGGTTTTTCATCAACCCAAGGCTTGCCATTTTCCACCGACGGATTCTCAATAGCATCTTTGTTAGCTATCGCCATCGCGTCTATCTCTATTTCTGTTTGTGAAACAGCCTCGGCTCCAATAGCGTCTTTAACCCACCCTAATACTACTTCTTTGGTTAATTCACCATAAGGTATATAGCTAGAGGCAGGTGCTCCTTCAAATTTATTAATAAATATTTTGCGGGCATAACCAGGTGCATCTGTTTTTTCGCATGCACTCGTAACCTCTATTACATAACCATCGGAGGTTCTATGATTCATTTCTAATACTGTCCAATTTGCCATTTGTTTTGTTTTATATTATTTTTTTTAATGCGCTTTCGCTTGAATTATAATCCATTCTGCTCCATCCGACCATAACATTACTCCTTCGTAAGATTTAGATATTTCAAAGTCAGAAGCTCCGTCAACTGTTTCACTAAAATCGCTACCTGTTATAAGTACTTTATCACCCGCTCCATTACCAAAAGTGCCGTCTGAAATAAATCTAACTTTTCTGTATTGCATATCTGCGGCCGGAGGCAAGTTTAAAACATATGTGCCATTAACTCCATTCCAGCTTATTTTTACAAGTGTAGCTATATCATCTGCCAATAAACTAGATGATCCACCAGGGGATGCTGTTACATTAAATGGTACTAAATAAGTTGCTTCCGAAGATTCATCACCACTCATCCTTATTTTAACGTCATTACCATTTCTATATAGCTGACCCACTTCGACACCTGATGCACCAGCATCTGCATCATTCCCATAAGAAGTGCTGTAGCGTAAAGCGTGTGCCATAACCTGCATAGAGTCCCCCGCACTTGTATCGCCCGCGGATGTTGGTTTGCCCCTGAACTCCCAAGCTGTTCGTCTTATTTCATTGTTTACCCCAACCCCGAAAGCTACGGTTGACCTACCGTTTGGGTTATCAGACCTAAGAACAGTAGGGTCAGAAAATTGTCCTAGAATAATAGTATTGTTCGTAGCGGGTTTATTTTCTCTACCGATTAAATAAGTTCTTTGCGTGTTTAAAACATCGTTGTTATCTCCTATTGCAAATGATTTAAAATTAATATTATCATTTCCAAAACCAAATGCATATGCTTTTTCAATAGCAGATATACTATTGTTAGTACCAACGGCCACAGATGCAGCGGCGGCAATTGTATTAGACTTTCCAAAAGCGTACGACTCATTACCAGTAATTGCATTTTGTTGGCCAATTGAATATGTTCTATCAGCAGTAGAGCTGCTATTAACACCAATAATATAAGCTCCTTGGTTATCGCTGTTTATAGTATTAGACGTACCTAAACAAAGTATACGATCACCTAAAACATTATTTAAGTGTCCAAATATCATCATAGACCCAAAACCATCACCTGTTTCTGTAACTGTATTTCTGTCACCTAAAACAATAGTGTCGACAGAATCTACAGTGTTTTCTCTACCAATTACAAATTGTCTTGCTACTCCCTCGGATGTAGTGTTATCGACCCCAGCCACAAAGCTAGTTCCGCCTTTAACTGTATTAGTTGTACCAACTACTAATGTTTCACTTGCATTTAAATTATTGCTTTTCCCTATAACTGTAGAGTTAAGAATTTCGGTTTGGAGATCGGTAGCCTGTATGTTGTTGTATTCACCAACCACAATAGCCCTAGCTGTTCTTCCGCTTGTGCTTCCTACGGAATTATAATTACCAACTTGGAGTGTTCTATTGGATGTTCCTGGTAGAGGTACGTTGTTCCAATCGCCTATCAAAAGGTTATCTTCATACGAGCCCACGCCGCTTATGGTGGTGGGTATAACTTTAACAGGAGAGTCACCTAACACCCCATTTGGACCATCTGACCATACTGGCAAGGTTTGGGTTGTACCAGTTCCTGTTACATTTCCCCCAGCGTCTGTAATTTCAATTATATCACCACTTGATGTAACGCCCAACCTGTATGCTTCAGTACCGGTTATTGTACCGGCTCCATAAGCATTTAATCTTATACTGTCACCGCCAAGTGCCAGCTGGCCCGCTACGGATGTTAAAGCGTTTTTGCCTATCGCGGTTGAACTCGAGTATTGCGCTATTGCATTGTCCCCGGCTGCTAAGGCAAACTCCACAACGTCGGTTTCGCTAGCTACTGATTTAACAATCGCGTGACCAATCGCTGTGGATTTTTCTACATCTGGACCATAGTCTGGGTAGGTAAATCCGGGAACTACTTTTGCTTCGTAGCCTAGGGCGACATTATGCTTACCCTGCGCCAAAGTAAAAGAGCCGATAGCTGCATTGAAATTATCAATTGTCCTGGGCTCATAGCCTAAACCGATACTAAATCTCCCTTGAACAAAAGGTACGTAGCCTGCTCCAAAACCACCCATTCCGGAAACTAGACCACCAAACCCTCTTTCAGGATCGAAGTCTTCGCCAACGCCAAATAAAGCTCCCGCAGAACCTGTAACTGTATTTTGGTTACCTGCTGCGAAGCCTGATGGTGCGCTCACCGTATTGTAGTCACCGAAAGCCTGCCCGCCACTAGCTGTAACTATATTTCCTATACCACTTGCAAAAGAATTTGTATTTGATATTTCATTACTAGTTCCAAAAGCCGCGGAAGCAGAGCCCGTTACTGTGTTATTATTACCAGAAGCGAAAGCATTAGGGTCAGATATTGTATTGTTTTCACCAAAAACAAACCCCCTATGCACGCTAGTTGTATTTCCGACTCCAAAATTATATACGCCCAAATCGTCGTCAAAAGAAACAGTTGTAGACTGAGTTTGGATGTTATTACTGTCTCCGATCCATATTCTGTTTTCATCCAACGCGAATTGCCCATTAACAGCAATTGTTATAGTATCACCTAAAGCTGTTGTTGAAATAGCGTTGCCACCTAATATTTTAAACACCTGGGTATCTAAATCTACTGTGCCGTCACCCACGTCCCCCTCGAAGTTTAAATCATCGTCTTCCGGATCTGCCCAGTACACTTTACCAACACCATCCGTTGTAAGTTGTGAGCCAGCAGCCCCAATATCATTTGGAAGCTCCATTGTGTATGAAGCGGGTAAATCAGCATGAGCAGGCGCTTTAATAGTAATACCTGTTGCGTTTAGGCTTGAATTTAAAATCAGCCGCCCAGATTCAGCAACCCCTTCTGTTAGCTTTCCTTTTATCTTAGCTTCTTTATCAACTTGCAATAATCCAGCAATTGTTATTTTAGTACCGTCAGGGTTTACATCTTGCGACATAATAGAGCCTGTTATACGAGTGGCGTTTGAGCCTAATGTATCTTGGGTATCTCTAAATACTGGAATTGTAAAACTAACTGCATCTGGGTCTATAAACTTATCAATGACATATTCTGCAATATCGCCTAGAAAAAAGTTTTTAGTTACTAGTTCATTAGTATCTCCATCTGTACCGATTATGCGGTCAAGATCGGATATATGTAGGTCCTTTTGATAAGTAGGTATTCTAGCCATTGTTTTCTTTTAATGTTTTTATTTCTTCTTTAAGATCGTTTACACTTTCTATTAATTCTTTAATAGCCGCGGTATTGATAGCAATTATATTGTTATATTCAACACTTAACGGCTTGTCAACACCATTGACGCTATTTTTATTTTTTAGTATAGCTGTAGGTAAAACCTTTTCTATTTCTTGCGCTAGGAATCCGTATTTTTCATTTAAACTAACATTTAAGTCTTTACGGTTTGACACGCTGGCTTTCCAGTCATACTTTACAGGGTTTAGCTTGTTAACTAGATCTACAGGACTTTCGATAGCTGATATATTATCCTTAAGTCTTTTATCTGAAAAACTGCTCGCCGACAGTGTGCTAACAGTAGTTGAGGCTACATCACCTGCTATTTGTATATCTCCCCAAAATTCTGCTACGTTGTTTCCAGCAGTAATATCCCCAATTGCAGCGTAACCATCAGTACTTTTAACTTGAATACCATTTTCCGCTATCGTAACGCGCTTTGTGGAGCCTGACCCTTCCCTGTAAACAATGGGTTGAAGCCCAGTGTATGTGCCCGTGCCTGTCCCCAAATATGGGTCGCCTGGGACAACCGTCACACTCTTGTCGCCTGAGTATCCAGTGGTTCTTACTGTATTAAACGCTAGATTTTTTACTTCATATTTAACTTTAAAATCAGTTACTTTTACTGCACTACCAACCGTTAATCCAGACAAAGTCCCCTCCGCAGCAGACGGCACTGCTTCAAAATAAGAGAAAACTCCTGGGTCAAATTCGAAATACCAGCTGGAGGGAGTGCCATCCGGGTAGAATCCGTCGGGGTATACCCACACATTGCCATCAGTTTCACTCCATGAGGCGTATAAAGTGTCGGCCACAGTCTGATCAAATATAACCGAGTTAACTTGTTGAGTATACGAGTACCCGTTTGGACGAGTGATTGTAAATGTAAACTCCGCTGTTGCTTTTAAATAAAAATTAACACCGCGCTGCGCGACAAAACTAGTGTATACCGGTTCGCCAGTCTGTGAGTCTGTGTATCCTGTGTCATATTGACTGCTAGTTCCTACTAGATCTATTGGAACGTCAAATGATAAAAGCGGCGTACCTAATTCGTACATTTGCATTACGAAATCAACGGTTGGCGATGTTACCGTATAAGGCGTGTTATCAGCGGCATTTGTATTATCATACCATGTAAAATCAGAAAATAATATATTTCCATTAGATTGCAAGTTGGTGCTATTTCTCGATAGCGTCCCGGAATTAGACGATGTAGTTAGGCTTACGTAGCCTACTGGTGTTATGGGGTTTAAGCTAGAGGAGGAAATTAAAATTTCTTCGGAACCTGCTTGATTATAATTTCCATTAGGATCAAACGCTATATTCGGGGATGACGCTGATGATTTTAACGCTCCATTTGAATCCACTACCCAAGACCCAATTGATCCCGCTGAATGGGCACCTCCAAAATTTGCACTACCATCATTATTGATATAGAACTGCTCCGCATGGATGGAACCGTTGTCTAGGTTTATGGCCATACCTTGGTCTGAGAAACCTTCAGTAGGTGTAGTAGCGTGCTGATAATTCCCACTGGCTATGATCCCCGTTTCTATTTGGCCGCCATTAATTGTTGTGCTAGTAGTTATATATCCACCGTTTGTAAGATAAGTGGCTAATTGGGCTGCGTCCAATCCGGCACCCACTTGGTAGCCTTGATCGTTTAAGTAAGTCTGAAGAGCTGCTTCGTCTAAAAACGAAGAAGTATCTGGTAGATCGCCTGTAGTAGTATAGTTGTTTTGGGTTAGGTATGTAGAAAGATCGTCAAAATCAATACCCTGCCCTGTCGATGCGTTTGAGAATGTTACTTGCCCGTTTAATGATATAGTACCGTCCGCGTTAATAATAAATGGAGATACCGTTCCACCTGGGGTATTAATCTTAAATACATCAGCTAAGAAAGCAATTTCAGATAGACTTGTTTGCCCGTCAGCTAAGAATGTCATTCCTGCAATTGCGTCGCCGGCAGTTAAATTTAATCCATAAGATGATTGCAATTGGCCCTCTATATCGGAAACTGTACTTGCTGTTTGAGTAAGCGTAGCCGTATTGCCATTTACAGTAGATTCCAGTGATGTTACGCTTTGTGCTGTTGCCAACGTGTCAGTAGCGGTGGTTTCTAATAGCGAAGTCGCGAACGCTTCTGTGACATCGCCGTTTGGGCTAAATATTTGCGCGTTTAAGTCTGTTACTGTTTGTGCCAATGCATAATCTGCTAGCACTGTGGTTAACTGTGACCCTGTAATACCAGCCGTTGAAGACGAAGCAATCTCTCCGTCTATATAATTAGTTAAAGTGGATTCTAATGTAGTTAAGTCAGATGAGGTTGCATAACCTTCACCCGCAACTGTCGTTGTTATTTCATTTGCTAGTGCACTTGAAAGCCCAGTTAAGTTACCATTTGCATCAAATGTACCAAATTCAGCTCCTAAATCTGTAATTGACTGCGCAGTTGCTAAATCTGGCCCTGAATATGTGCTTAATACGTTGTTTGCAAACGCGTCTGACAGCGTATTTAACGTTCCGTCTGGGTTGAATGTCCCAAAGCTGCTTAAAAGGTTAGTCCATTGCGAGGATTGAGAGAAATCCGAACCAGCTTCAGCAACTATACCACTCACGGCACTTGCAAAAGAATCTGTTTGGATAATTCCATCGGCGTAGCTTTGATAACCGGCCGTTAAAGTGTCTTGAAGGAGTGCAATAGACCCTTCTAGTGTAGAAGTTGTTTGCGCCAACTGATCAATTGTGGCATATGTGTCTATTGTAAGCTGCCCATCTATAATTTGCTGGACTTGTGAAGATAAAGAATTTAGCGACGTGGCAGAAGCAAACCCTTCGGAAGCTATAGTTTCGTAGAAATTAGTGATATTTGCTGTAGAAAGCGTTACCGTGCCATCAACATTTGTATTAAATACAGATTCTAGCGTTTCTGTACGATTTACAATAGACGTAAATTCGTTTGTAAGAGTGTTTACTATGTTTTGGTATGTAGCAATGGATGTAGTATTTCCATCTATGCTTGTTGTGATATCCAGAAGACTCTGATTTATGCCATCACCGTTACCATTTGTTGAAAAGTAATCAATGGCTAGGTCAACAATAGCCGCAATCGGTATATTCACCGTAGCTTTCTGATTTTCTACATCGGTTCCGACCAATGTGTCAGATAATGTTACCTTACCCTTAGTGTATCTATGTATTCTAGCCATTTATTTTTTGTTTTTACGCTAGTAATTAGCGCCTGATTCTTTCTTTGTGCCTTGACCATCGTTACCCCTGTTTCTTTCTGGAGTTTCCCAACGTTTATCCTTGTGGTCCCAATCTTTTCCTTCTGCTTCACTGCCAGCGGCTCGACGCCGTTTTTGGTTTTCAGCTTTTTTTCTTCTCCTATCCGGGCTCATAGCGTAAGCTTTATCGCGTGCAGCTTTAGCTCTCCTGGCTGCCGGAGATAGTTTTTGTGTCATACTGTGTATGATTACGCTGTTTTCGGAGTACTTAATGCGACAGTTGCCTGCTACTATTATATATAACTACCTAATGTCACAATATATTTAAAAAATAGTTAGATATGTAGGGGTAATGGGTTGCTACTACACATACAGCGTACAGCCGCGATACGGGAACTCGTTTCTTTTGACCAGCCCCTGCCCAGGTTTACGTTTCCGGGTCCTGGTTCCTGGTTACGGCTTCAGGCTTACGGCTGCAGCAGACTGGCTAGCACAGGATCCTGTCCAGGTTTTAGGGATTCATGTATAGCATTTACAGTATTACTACGGTGCATTACCGATAATATATACGAATAAAGAATATAACTATGAAACAATACTTAATCTCAACAAAGAACTGGCTCGGTAATTACAACACAACACTGGTCAACATAACTAACGAGCAGCATCTGACCAACTACCTGGACAAGATCAACAGATCCTCAACCAGTAAACTTATCGGAGTTACAGAGCACACACGATAACCACACGATAATATAAATGTATAACAATTAAAACTAATAACTATGTCTCACATGAATACAACCTTACTAAAGATCTCATACAGAAAGTATGGCAAATGCTACAGCAAACTAACGTCTGAGCAAAGATCAACAGTCCTAGATATATACTATGACTTCTATTAAACTTACAAACTGAATACGAATGGTATTCGATAATATAAATGTAACAAATAAATAATAAACTTAAATAAATTAAATTATGTCAAATTCTAAATTAAACGAAGCAATTTCAAAACTATCTAAAGAAGAACTAAATGAAATCTTCCCACCTATCGAACGTAAGAACTTCGTAGTCCGTAAATCTTGGTACGGTAGAAATCAAATCATTACCTTTGTAAATAACAAAAATCAAAAGATTACTTACAATCATGATGAAGTACTTAAAGTAATGTTACCTAAACTATCTATCATGCCTTGTTGGATTAAAAGAGGTTACTGGTCTCAATCTACCGATATGCCTTCGAATGTTCGAACTAATGTAATCGAAAGAGTTGAATTAGAGGAGACTACTGAAAAGTAGTTTCTTCACCCCAAACAAATAAATTATGGAAACACAATACCTAAAAGATCTTATAACCAATCTAGAAAATAAAAACGATAGGATCGCCTTACTATGGACTTTAACAAATAGTAAGAAAATAAACAGAAGACAATTTAAAGAACTTCTAAAGACCCTATAACTATACCTTCTCGGGTATAATTCAAACAGCCTGGCGCGTTGAGATGTGTGCATCACCAGTATAAATAACGTTGAACAGATCACCTAATATGCATCGTAACTGATGTGTATAGCAACCGCCTATAACTTATTCAATCGATCGGTATGCGACGATAGCTTCTTATTATATATACTTAACACCCTATTGTCACACTATTTGGGTAAATAATTTTTTAGGTACTTAGAGGAGTAGAGTAATACCTGTATAACTATTTCTACCTACAAACAAAGTATATACTTTTTACAATATAAATACGAAGTATATTCGATAATATATATGAATAAAAAATATAACTACTATGCAATTTATACTAACTTGTGAAAACGGAAAACAAATAGATATGTCCACCGATATTTTATGCCAAATGAAAGGTGGGATAACTCGTGAAGAAGTTGAAGAAAGAATCGAATTTTATCAAACTACTAATACTAAATAAACTATGCGAAACATTAAACTCACTGAAAACGATTGTACCTTTGTACACTATGTACTTAGAATGTATGCACAACAAACACCGGGATTAGACCGACAAGACAAATTAGAAATTCGCGAAGTCGCGGCAAAATTTAAATAATATGAGTAAACTAATATACACCGAAGAATATGTCTCCGACGGAAAAAAGTTTTATTGGGACGTTGATACCCTAAATGCTTTTAGATTTGAGGCTAACTATATGAACAAAGAAGAACTGTTAAAATCAGTTACTGAATTTGTAGAAATTGATTGCCACTTAGAAGATGGCGAAACAGAAGAAATGTTAATTTCGGATTTAATGAAACAAATTTTGCAAAACTAATACGATTACCTAACGATAATATATGTGTATGAAACTAATAGAAATAAATAAAAACGGAACTACCACATTCCTATTAAATGACGGACGTAAAATAAAATCCTACCAATCAGGTTACGTCAGAATTGAATCACACCGACTCGATCGATTGTACCAAATAAACAAAGTGGTAAAAATTATGGACGAGTATTGGACGGGCGTATGGCACGGCAGGGGTAGAATGGATGTAACTATCTATAACCACAAACGAGTACTAATACCTAACGAACTCGATCGACTTGAATATATTATTAACTGGGTAAAACGAAATGTATAATGGAATTATGTGAAAATATTACCGTAAACGGTTGGGACTTTGAACTAGTAAGAAACGATATAGACGACGTGTTTTACCAATGTAGAGGCGAAGTAATGTATGACGACGAGCACGATGAAATGCCAGAACCTAGTCTTTGGCGAGCAGCGGAGAAGTTAGAAGAAATACTAACTAAAGACGGATTAAAAGTATATGCTGGCCACAGTGAAAAAGGCTGGGTTGAAGTAACTATAAATACACAACTATGATGACAATGAAAGAAGCGTGTGAGTACGTTAAAAACTCAAGACTAGCGAAGAATCGCCAACACCGAATCGAAGTAACTAAAGGCGACTATTGCTCTGGGTTAACCGATCGAGAATACAAACGTGTACAAGTACGAGCTAAAGGTGCCGGAAGTAAAGGCAGAAGTTATTCTCACACCAAATTATGGAGTGACCAAAATTTATCAAACCGAATACACACATTTTATCACACTAAATAAACTAATATGAAAAGAAAATTTACACACAAAGTACTAACAGTAATAACTTACGCTGCGATCGCTGGATTAGCCACAATTGCAGTAACCGGAATATTAGCATCTATATTCTTTTTAATTACTGACCCCACGTTTAGAGTATAAGTATTTACAAACTAAACACGAACAACTATCGATAATATAATTGAATAAAATAAATAATTTACTATGCAAAATACAATTAAATTTACCACAAACAAAAAAATTAAACTCAACGGAGTTACCTACAAACCTTATACTATCGGTAATCTGCCACCTTCATTCGGTTTCAAATACGATGAAGAAAAAGATAAAGACGGAATTTATCAATGGTTTAACTACAAAGGCTTAACTTATGTCGAAGACAAAAAAACTATCTGGGATGCTTTTGCATAGGGGTATTCCCTACCACTACAAAGAGTGGACGACTTGGAGCGGTGAGCAAGCTAATGGTTATGGTTGTACAGAATTTAATTTTTCGCCATACAATGTTAGCTACTTACCTGCCCAATCGGAAGACGAAATGAAAGCTCGTATTGACGACTTTATCGACAATCACGACAAGTATGTGAGACTGCGTAAGCTGCACGATGCCGGATGTGAAGCATATTATGCAAGTAAAAAACCCGGCGAATACACAGGAGATTAAATTATGAGTGATACAATAACTAAATGGCACGAAATGCAAGAAGAAAATAACGAAAAACCATACCACCAAAAAGCGCAATGGGTATTCATTATGGACTTTACTGACGGTAAAGCCTACAGATACGATGTAAGCGACCTAGCTGACGACAGCGAAGTGATCGAAGCGTTCTTACACGGTGCTGGTCACAAGCTTTCTAACTGCGAATGGATGGTAACTAAACATAAAGATTTTATAAATGGCAACTAATAAAGAATTATACGAAGCATTTATATACAATTTAAACTGCTATGACTCTAAAATAATCGATAAAAACGATTTTATTAACGCAATGGAAGAATATATTTATGAGTAGAATGAAAGAACTTGACGAAATCGCACAAGGTGTCGCCGACGTCACAATGGAACTAATGTATGATAGTGTTGAATGGCAACTATCGGATTTTGAACAAGACGGTGATGACTTTAATGCTATACACAGCCACGTTATGTACCTCGCAATAGCTAAAATGTATGAACAAACGAAGAAAAAAGCGTAAATTTTCGCATCACAAAATAACGAGAGCGCAGATCGAAGCGTTAGAAAGACAATATTGGGAAAGGTATAATTCTGGTATGCCACAGTGGCAAGCCGCACAATATCAATAAGTTATGGAATACAACGAAGCAAGAGTCAAGGCTCTAGAGACTGAGGTTTTTAACCTTAACCAAAAAATTAAACAAATGCAATCAGAGTTAGATTATTTTAAACGCAATGCCGTACGAAAAATGATAAGTGACTCAAAATAATTTACAAAGCTAATACGAACACAAATCGATAATATATATGTAACAAAAAAACAAAACTATGTATTGTAAATGTGGCACTGAAGTGCACCCTATTAGATTAGAATATGGTTATAAAACATGTGTACCTTGTAGTACTGTTGAAGACTACAGTTATGTACCGATTATAACTCACAAAACAGGTAATACAATACAAATCGTCAGCCAAGAAGTAAGTGCATCAGTACACAGAGCTTGGCGGCGTAAATAGTGTGTTTCCCACTAAGACTATGACGAATAGTTGAAACTTGCTAATCGGCAAGCGGCAGAAAGGATGTTTGACGCACTAGCTAGACGAGTAGCTTAGTTAGGCACATAGGAACTCAGGGAGGAGATACGTGTGTACATAAGTGAATTGCTAGTAACGAGAAGAAGTCTGGAAACCAGATTAAAGGCGACAAGATATTGACGGCACTAGGGTTTGATCACCTGTAATTGTGTGAACGATGACGTCGGCTCGATGAAGGTGAAAGATAGTATAAACAGAGAAAAGAGTATAAGTCAGGGCATACTAGTTAATGACGTGCATCTCTAACATTCCAGTTCTATCCTCTTCTCAAGTATACAGGTATGGGCACGAGTGTGGTGCTGTAACTCGACCGAAAAACATACGAGCATACCTGAAATGGGCGTGAAATGGTTAGATGAATAGCAACTGCTCTGAATGTCAGACTTTCGAGTCCGTCATCAGGACTATTCAAACGCGGGTTCGATTCCTGCCACGTCCACTATGGAAATAAATGAATATATAAAAACAGAGATGGCGAAGCTCGATCGAGGTATCGTAGCAACGCCTGAAGACAGAGAACAACTAGAGAACTTTGCAGGTGGATGCGGTCAAGGCTCTTTAATACTAATGCAAATGGCAATTAACTTCGGTTATAAAATAGCGTTAGAAAATTTACAAATTGAATACGAACAAGAATCGATAATATAATAAATTAAAACAAATATGAGTAGACTAACAATTTATGAAAGGCTAAAGCCAGAAATCAAAGAGGCATTACATTCCTCTGAAAACGACAAATACCAAGCGAGTGTTGACTCTATAGTCGAAGCGCTTTCAAGCACTACATTTTATAGTGACCTAAAAATTAGCGACGTTAGCTCGTTATATACATTTTCTAACATTGAACTACTTAGAGTTTCAGCGTGGGATTTTAAATACGGTGATAACATTTTAATAACTAAAGACTATGAGTAAAATACTAACTGACGAATTGATCGAAGCAAGGCTACGTAAAATTAACGTACTTGATAGACAACCGATGGGTGACGACGATTTAGACCATGACTATATGCTTAAAACTATAGCTAATCACTTTGATTTTAAGATAACTAGCGATTGGCCGAATCAACCTGACATGATGTTTTACAGCGAAACAACTGCCGATGGCTACGAGCTATGGATTGCAACCGATAACGATCGCAACCCAAGTGTAAGTGAAGACATATACTATTATGATAACGACTGGCTAGAAAAAATGCCTGACGCTATGATTGATGGAGCTAGCATATACTACGACCAGCTTGATGACGAAGAGTATGCTTTCCAAGAAGTGGTTGAAGAAGTATACGATGACTATTACAACGATAAGAAAAAAGAAATTGAAAACGAATTAATTGAAGAAGGTTATGAGTACGAAAGAGAAGACGAAACAGTCGGTGCCTAAATGGTTTAAAGGTATGATATACGACAAGGGCGAAACAGTTACAAATCCGTTCAGCGGCGAAACATACGAGCTAACCGGCGTTGAGTTATCTATGTATGACTTCATAATGGGTAGTCAGTACGTAATGGAGGTTGCTCCAAAGACTGTAACACAAAAACAAATTAATGATTTTCACAAAGCACTACGTTGGTTTCAGAAAAACAATATTGAAGCCTATATGGTATTGCTAGATTAATACTAAAATTATGCCAAATATGAGTTATTGCCGCTTCGAAAATACGGCAAAAGATATGCAAGACTGCGTGTACGCGATCGAAGACCGCGACGTGTACGATTTTGGAGCTCACGAATTACGTGGCTTCAAAGAAGTTTACGAGCTAGCGCAAGCGATCGTAGATATGGAAGACGACATTGAAAAAATAATTGACTACTATGAATCTCCTGACACAAAATAGTAAATTAAAAAAGACAAGTAAAGAACTCGGGCTCCGTGTGTTTAACTTCGGTATACCTGCATATAAATCTGCAAGTGGTAAGTTAACATGCCCAATGGCTGACGAATGTGTTAAATTCTGTTATGCTAAAAAAGGAGCCTACATCTGGTCTAACGTAAAACCGGCGTTTGAAAAGCGTTATCAGCTAACAAAGACTGAAAACTTTGTCGATGCTATGAATAACGAAATACGTAAGAAGAAACCTGATTACGTGAGAGTCCATGATAGCGGAGATTACTACTCACCCGCATATCTAAAAAAGTGGATTGAAGTTGCTATACACAACCCAGGCGTACGGTTTTACAGTTATACCAATATGGTAGATATGATGCTAAAAACCTCATTACCAGATAATTATGATATAATTTTTTCCGATTCAGGAAAACAAAAACATTTAATAAATGAACGAAAACACCGACATACAAAAATATTTACTACTACTAGCAGCCTCGTTTCTAGCGGTTATGTGGATGCTTCTAGCGTAGATCTATACGCAACAAAGTGGTTCAGTAAAAACAACAAAGTGGGATTAGTATTTCATTAAAATAAACTTAAAACAATAAATTATGGGTAAAGAACCATTAAAAATAACACTAGAGTATTACAACAAAAAGATATCTACTCAAGTAGATCATTCAGACTTAAAACTTGAAGAACTACATGAGCTATGGATGGATATAGTTAGAGCTATGGGTTACCATCATAAAACAATAAAAGATTTTTATGAAGAATAATTTACAAACTTAATACGAATACAAATCGATAATATAATAAATTAAAAATATGAGTAATATAATTGAAAAAGTCTTAGTAGACTCTGAGTGCATCCATGATGCAAAGTACAACAATGTGACTAAACGTCTTACACTATTTTATAAAAGCGGCAGCGTTTATAACTATGAGCGCATTCCAAGATTTTATTGGCATGGCTTATTCAACGCAAGTTCTAAAGGTAAATTCATTAACGCTAACATTATTGGCAAATGGCAATATACTAAAGTAGGTTAATGACTGAAAAAGAACTCGAAGCGTTAGCTATTAAAGTTGCTGATCTTGTTATGGTAGGCTTAATTGAAAAGCAGAAAGAATGGGATCAGCAATTCACTAATGACGTAAACCAAATGTTTACAGGTACTAATGCAGAGCTTGTTAACGAAGAAGAGCTATTGCTCGCTGAATTAGCTAGGCTAATGACATTACTATCTGGATATGAAGAAAAAGAGCAGTTTGAAAAAGCTGCAATTATACACAATAAAATTAAATATATAGAAAATAAAATAAATAGATTATGATAAAACCAATGCTCGCATACAAAGTAGGCAAAAAAGAAGTCGACTGGTCCGAGAAAGTATTTATACAACCTAAGCTTGACGGCGTACGCTGTGTAATATCTAAAGACGGCGCTTACTCACGCACCGGTAAAGAGTGGCTTAATATCCATCACATTACTGCAAACCTCGAACCGTTCTTCGAAACGTATCCTGACGTGATACTCGACGGCGAACTATATAACCACGACCTAAAAAATGATTTCGAAAAAATTATTTCACTTGTTCGTAAAACTAAACCCTCTGAGGGTGATCGAGTTGAGTCTGCCGGATATGTACAGTTTCATTGCTACGACTACTTTTACGCACCTAGTAATGATAATTTTTCTAGCCGAATTACGTGGCTTAAAAATGAATTACCGGAAAGCTACTGTGTTAAATTTACTAACACATACTTAGTTGATAAATACGAAGAGGCTTTAAACATGCACAACGATGCTTTCTTAGCTAATGGCTACGAGGGTTCTATACTGCGCCTTGACAAACCGTACGAATGTAAACGTTCTTACAACCTTCAAAAGTTTAAAGACTTCCACGACACTGAGGCAACTATTGTTGGCTATGTACCGGGCAAAGGTAAGTTTACTGGCTTGATCGGTAAATTTCTTATGCAAGATGACGATGGCATAGCGTTCGGCTGCCCTATCGGCAAAGGCTACAACTTTCAAGATCGTCGAGACATTCTAAACAATGTGCATGACTATATTGGCAAACGTGCTACGTTTACATACTTTGAACGTACAAAAGCCGGCAGCTATCGTCATCCTCTGTATAAAACACTACGTAACTATGAGTAAACTAATATGGCAACTATACAACGAAAATATGATAAGCGAAGAAGTCGCTCACCTATTATTAGACAAACATTATAACAGAGTTAATAAGAAAAGGTTTTAATGAATATATTTTATTTACACCCAGACCCAGCTAAAGCTGCTAGTTTCTTTTACGACAAGCACAAAGTCAAAATGATTTTGGAATCGGCGCAAATGTTATGTACTGCGCATCATGTATATAACAACGGTGACAACGTGCCATATAAAAAAGCACACCTTAATCATCCAAGTACCATATGGGTACGTGATAGTATACACCACTACAATTGGTTGTACGATCACATGCTTGCATTAGGTAAAGAGTATACAGCTAGATACAATAAGCATCACCTCAGTATTGCTAAGTGTCGTGAGGCTTTAATGTACCCGCCTTCAGGTATGCCAGACAATGGATTTGTCCAACCACCTCAATGTATGCCTGACGAATATAAAGAGACTAGTAGCTTAGCTGCGTACTGGAATTATTACGAACAAGAAAAACACACAGTAAAAAATAAAAATGAGCAAAAAATTATACGACCACATTATATCAACGAATTATGCGAACATTACAAAGAAAGTTAAAACGTTTCAAAAGAAAAAGAAAACATCTAAGGTATCTTCAAAATAGTATATGGACATTAAAGTATGAAATACTTAATGATGCCCTTATATTAGAAATTAATGAAACCAAAATAAATTTGTTTCACAAATACCAGAAAAGATACAAGCTAATCACATTTATGCGACGATAGCTAATATATAATAAATAGTAAGAAGCTAATGTCATACTACGACCGAAATACCAAATATCTAGAGCAGCATCGTATTATATACCGGCAAAATCCAACAACAGACGAACCAACAGAATCGTTTGACTGGGGTTGGTATTATGAAAACGGTACACATCAATGCTATACACTCTTTAACTCGCGAGCTAAAATAAACACGTATAAGAGCCTTAAATGGCATTTGTATGTGTTATGGTATCTTAATCCTCAAATGGATCAAGAAGCGTTCGCAGGGCTTGTTAAATACATTTGTAATAAGCGCACGGGGTTTGTAACCTTCAATGTTTCAGATCAGCTTAGGGAAAGCATGATATATGATGTTTCGTTAATGGAATTAGATACGCCGCCACCAAATAAACTACGTAAAGTTATATTTAAAGACTTCACTGGTTTAGATATGCGACAAAAGCTTTCTATAGTAGGTAAGTTAGTTGGTAGGTCTAAAATATCTGAAAGCGAAATATACGATGCGATGCTACTTATAAATGATAGTGAAATTAAAATAACGGTTGCAAGACTTGCTGATTCACTTAAATGTTCCACAAGAACTATATACCGTAATATGAGTAATGAGTTGAAAAAAGAAAAAGAATTACTTAATCAACAAGTTGACCCGTTTACAAACTAAACACGATCTTGTTTCGATAATAAAAATATGAAAAAATATAACATACAAAATTATATAAGATATAAAGAGGATCTAAAGACTTCTATATGTAATCTAGAAGGTAAGTTTTATGATGAATATACCAGAGATGAACTTATAATAAAGTTTATGCCACTTGTTGAGAATCTAGCGCGTAAGTTTGCAACTTCGGATCAAGCGTCTGGTGTATTAAGTATAAACGATTTAATACAAGAAGGCAACAAGGGTTTAATTTTAGCTGTAGATAAGTTAGATTGGGGTATGCTTAATGATTCCGAAGATATTGAAAAAACTTTAAAAAGTTTCTTTAGCAAAAGAATTAAAGGAGCTATAAGACGCGCGATTGATATTAACCGAGGCGACATACGTATACCTGAACACAAGCTAAATGAAATACGTAAAAATCCTAAAGACGAAAAAATTGTTATGATGTTTTTCAATTCTATATTTTCTAGCATTGATGCTAATTATAATACAGATGAAGAAAATCCATTGTATCAAATACCTGATGAATCTGAGCCATACAATATAAATTTACTTAATGCTTATTTATTAAGTTTAATGAAACAACACTTAACAAGTATTGAGTATGAAGTATTACGATTATCATATGGCTTGGATTGTGACAAACACTCTGCTAACTATATAGCAGGCAAATTAAATATAAATGTAAACACTGCAAATGTGCGTGTTTCACAAATAAAAAGAGAAGCTATAAACAAACTTATCGCTAACACTGACGCAAACCAAGTGATTGATTATCTGTAAGTTATGAACTTAAATGCAATTAAAAATGTGTAATTATATTAATATACCAAAAAGTAAAACCTTATGACCATTAATCAAAAACTGGCGACGATCCAGACAAAGTTTAAATCGAAGAAAAGTAGATTTAACTCATTCGGCAAATATTACTTCCGATCAGCCGAAGACATTCTCGAAGCAACAAAACGATTTCTATTAGAATTAGAAGTTAGTGTAACAATTAATGAAAAAGTAGTCTTAGTAGACTCCCCTTTTCCAATGATTGAATCTACTGCAACCATAACTGACGGCAAAGATGCTATACACGCTACGGCGATTGTTGGCGTTGACCTTGATCAGAAAGGTATGCAAATGCCTCAAAAATTCGGTAGCGCTTCGAGTTACGGAAAGAAGTATGCGTTAGGTAATTTGTTCCTAATAGATGACACTCAAGATTCTGACGCTGTAAATACTCACGGCAAAGGAGCGAGTGCAACATTAACATCAACAAAAGATCCAGCATTTGCTAAGGCAAAGGATTATGTGCAAAAAGGCGGAAAGCTTGATGCAATTAAAAAGAAGTATAAATTAAGCGCTGAAGTTGAAAAAGCGTTAACAACACTTTAAATGAAAAACAAAGCAGCTATTGAAAAGCTAAGAGACGATAAAAACTACTATGGCAAGTTTGGTAAACAATACTTGTCTAATAGTGATATTGGAACTTTGCTTACAAATCCTTTAGCACTCGGTACACCATTAAAACCGTCAGCTGCATTTTTAGTTGGCGGTTACTTTCACACTGCAATACTAGAGCCAGATAAGCTTAAGAAGTATAAGATAGTAGAAAGTTCTACGCGGAATACCAAAGCGTATAAAGAGATCTCAGGCGGTGAGCTGTGTCTTCTACAAAAAGAAGTAGATCAAATTGAACTAATGACAGACAAGATGTTAGAGAACGATGTCTGCCGTGGTTTAATACGGGGTACTAAAGTAGATTACGAACAGCCTGCGATTACAGAGTTAGAAGGCTTGCAATGGAAAGGCAAAGCGGATATTGTTAATCACGAAGAAGGTTTAATAATTGATTTAAAAACCACGGGTGATATAACAAAATTTCGTAGCTCAGCATGGCGATACAATTACGACTCACAAGCTTACATTTATAGTAAACTATTTGGTTATGAAATGTTGTTTATAGTAATAGACAAAAATACACACCAAATAGGAATATTTGATTGCTCACCTGAATTTTATCAGCGCGGTGCAGACAAAGTTCAACAAGCGGCAGAACAATATAAATTGTTTTACCAAAATCCGGATTTCGATCCAAACAATTATTTTATTAACAAAACCCTTTAAAAAATGGCAAGAACCAGAAAACCACGTACAAGAACTTGTACAGTAACCGGAATGGAAACTAGTGTAAATAATTTTTATGCTAATCAAAATCATGTAAAAGCCGTAGACAACTTGAGGCGGAATAGCGGCGCAACTAAAGATCAGTTGCAAAGAATGTTTAATCAATTAAATGCATATGTATAATGGCAAGTATAATTAAAACGAGTATCAATTTATCGGAAATCCCGAAAGATAAAGTAATCATTGGTAAGAAAGGTAAGTATTTACCTATTACAATTACATTAAATGACGAAGCAGATCAGTTTGGGAATCAAGGTCCGGTAGTTGTAGCACAATCAAAAGAAGAGCGTGAAGCTAAACAAAAGAAAATTTACTTAGGTAATGTTCAAGTTGTTTGGACTAATGGCGACAACGTTGCTGCAGCACCAAGACAAGACCAGCCAATGCAAGCTGCTCCAGTGGGGCAAACTGCACCTGCAGACGATCTACCATTTTAATGCACTATAAAAATAACGGCGAACTAGCGTGTCAAATGTGTCACGCTGGTATGTCGCAAGAGGAATATGACTTTTGTGATATATGTCCAGAATGCAGAGACCAATGGTAGATGAAAACGATTACATTAGTATAACTACAGATAGCAATGGTAATGTAACATTAATAGAAGATTAATTTAATTAAATGCAGACAACAGAGATCAATGGATTTGTTATTGACGAGTTCAATATACATAAGCTTGAAGAGGGTAAAAAGCAGGGTGTATGCCCTGTGTGCTCCCACGATAGAAAACCCAAGAATCAAAAAGCAAAATGTGCTTCTTACGATTGGGAACGGGGTCTCGGTACTTGTCATAATTGTAATAAATCATTTCAACTACATACGTATCAGCGCAAAGGTAAAGCTGAAAAGGTTTACGTTAAACCTGAACCAGTTGCTATACACAAGCCAGGTACAAAAGTAGAAGAGTGGTTTAAAACTCGTGGTATATCTCAGGAAACCCTTGCTGATCTTAAAATTAGTGAGGGCCCTGAATATATGCCTCAGACCGGTAAATCCGAGAATGTAATAAAGTTCAATTATTTTATGGGCGGCGAATTAACTAATGTTAAATACCGTGATGGAAGAAAGAACTTTAAATTATATAAGGGTGCTGAAAAAGTATTCTACAATATAGATAGCATCGTAGGTTGGGAGTATTGTATTATTGTTGAAGGCGAAATGGACGTATTAGCGTTGCATGAAGCTGGTATAACAAACGCAATATCTGTTCCTAACGGTGCAACACTTAATACTAACAACTTAGATTATTTAGACAATTGTATAGATTATTTCGAAGACAAAGAGAAGATTATATTGGCCGTAGATTCAGACGAAGCTGGCCAAGCCTTACAAACAGAGTTAATACGTAGATTAGGATCTGAAGTATGCTACATAGCAACGTTTGATGATTGTAAAGACGCTAACGAATATTTAATAAAGCATGGAAAAGAAAAATTGGCGGAGCGTATTTCAAGAAGCAAGCCGGTACCGCTGGAAAATGTTACTACTTTCAGAGACATCGAAGATGAAGTTACGGACTTTGTTCGTAATGGCTTTAAGAAAGGATTTCAAGTTGGGCTTAGTAATTTTGATGAAATATTTTCAACTTATACCGGTCAATTTATTACTGTCACTGGTATACCTTCTTCCGGTAAAAGTGATTTTGTCGATCAAATGGTTGTCGGCTATAATGCGAACTATGGTTGGAAAACAGCTTTCGCTTCGCCAGAAAATGTACCAACGTATCTTCACGCTCATAAGTTAATGCGTAAGACTTGGCAAGGTATGCCTTCTAAAGAAGATATTGGTGGTGATAAATGGAATCAAATAGCGGATCATTGTAATGATAATTACTTCCACATTGATATGGAACGTTATACTTTAGAATCAGTGCTTAAGAAAGGTGCTGAGCTGGTTAAGCGTAAAGGTATTAAATGTTTAGTTATAGATCCATACAATAAAGTTAGAGACGTTGATTGTAAAACTGAAGATGTTAATCGTTATACAATGGAGTACCTAACTAAGATTGAAATCTTTGCTAAGAAGTTTGATGTGTTAGTCTTTATAGTGGCTCACCCTACTAAGATGTATAAAACGCAAGATGGTAAAATTGAAGAACCATCAATGTATAACATTAAAGGCGGTGGTGAATGGTATGATGCTAGTTATCATGGGCTATTAGTTCACAGAGACTATGAGGCTAAAACTGTTAAAGCTAAAGTATTGAAAGTTAAATTTCAAAACCTTGGTGAGAATGGCGCTGAAGCTCATTTCAAATGGGAGCCAAAGTCAGGTTGTTTCATTCCTCACGAGCAAGTTAATCTTGCTGGCGAGAAAATGCCCTGGGAATAATGCCAAGTTTATATGGCAAGCGAGCAAAACCAATGCCACCATATACCGCTAGCGATGAAGAGTGGAAGGCGTATAGATATTGTGTTAGAAACAACATAAGAATATCACCTTATGGAATACAAAATGATACGGATCACTGGCATATAGCTATTAGTTTAGGTCCATATCAAAAATGGGAAAAGCCACACTTGTCACCGAGCAAGTATTGTAGAAAAACAATTTGGATAGAGTATTATAAAATGTGTAAATATTATTATGATAAATATAGAAAATGAATATAGAGGACTTATGGCAGGAATTCTCTACGGAGGATCTGACAAGGCGGATAGAACAGAGACTGGGACGAAGTCTGTCTTCGGAAGAACGATTAAGCATGACATGTCACTTGGCTTCCCTATACTCACATCAAAGAAAATAAGTTTTAATGCAGCAAGAACAGAATTGCTTTGGATATTACAAGGTAGAACTGATCTTAAATACTTAGAAGATAATGGTGTTAAGTATTGGAGACCAGACTATGAACGTTCAGGCAGAACAGACGAAACACTTGGTCCTGTATATGGCAAGCAATGGCGCGATTTTAATGGTGTAGATCAGCTTTATAAACTTGTAGGCAACATAAGTATTAATCCGAAATCAAGACGTCTTATGGTTAGCGCATGGAACCCGGCTGATATGCCGGATATGGTTTTACCTCCATGTCATTATGCTTTTCAAGTATATATTAACAACGGCACAATGGATTTGATGTGGCAGCAACGTTCGGCTGATGTATTTTTAGGTTTGCCTTATGATATTGCAATGTACGGTTTGCTATTAGAAATGCTAGCTAAAGGTGCTGGTTTGAAAGCTGGTAGACTTATTGGCCAACTTGGTGATTGTCATTTATATAATAATCATTTAGAGCAAGCCCAAGTATACTTAGATAGACCAAAGCGAGCATTACCAAAGCTACAATTAGATGAAGGTATTAGAATATCTAAAAAAATGGATGCTCATAGTAAGTTAATTATACCAGAAATTGATGAAATAAAATTAAATAACTACAATCCTTTACCTGCTATTAAAGCGGAACTAAGTGTTGGTAACTAACAAAAAATATGTATAACATTTATCACATTCCTGGTAAAAAGATCGGAGTTACATGTGATCTTAATAAGAGGGTTACGGAGCAGCAAGGTTATGCACCAGGCGAATACGAAGTTTTATTTACGAGTGATGATATTAATTTAATATCTAACAAAGAGATAGAACTTCAACAGTCTTATGGCTACAGAAAAGACAGAACATTATATAAAAATTTATTTAAATCAAATATGAGAATAAACCCAACAGAACAAACAAGTACATTCCCTGTTCCTATAAATAAACTTAAGGGCAACCTTATGGATAACATAGGATTGGAATGGGAAACACCAGACTATAAGTTTAAATTAGAAAAAGAACATATACCCTGGGTAATGCAAAACGCAAGAACCTCGATGTTTAATGACGATCGAAGCTATATTTACAATAAGGCTTTCTATGAAGCCTTTTTTAATCCAAAGCATAATCCAAAGACAACAGCTCTAAACAGCACTAGATTTGATTTAATACGCGATTGGGCCGCTGTAAGGGGTATATATGACAAAGGCGATTCTAATACTCAATATGTTAAACTAATGGAAGAAGCTGGAGAACTAGCTAAAGCATTACTTAATAAAGATAAACCAGAAGTTATCGATGCTATTGGTGATATGATAGTTGTATTAACAAACTTAGCTGCTTTAGAAAATCTTAATGTAGAAGACTGTATTGATTCAGCTTACAAAGTAATAGCACAGCGTAAAGGTAAAATGATTAACGGAACGTTTGTAAAACAAACATTATAATGTGCATAAAAACACACGTTAAGTACAAAAAACGTGTATAACGCATATAAAAACGTACATAAACCTAATAAACGCATAAATTAATATACAAATTATAATGAATAAAAAAGAAATAGAATTTAGAGACCCAGTTGTTGAACGCGTAGTAGATAAGTTTATATCTAGATCAGATATTGGCTTTGAAAAATACGGAATAACGCTTGAAGAAGATATGTCTAATGTTTTTATTTGGATAAATCATTTACAAGAAGAACTTATGGATGCTGTGTTGTACCTTCAAAAGCTTAAAGAATCTAGCACTGAAGAGTTACAAGAAGCGCTATTAAAAAACATCGAAGTAAATGAGGAAACTACCTTATAAAAGAAAGAAAAAGCGTGGTCCTGTTGTAAGTAAAAAAGTTACTTACGATGGGATCAACTTTGCTTCAGGACTGGAACGTTATATGTATATAGCGTTAAAGAAAGCAAAGATCAAAGCTAAATATGAAGGTGAAACATTTGTTTTATTAAATGGTTTTCATTTTGAAAACGAGGTATATGAGAGACAAGCTAATGGTAAAGGTGATTACAAAAATAGGGGATGCAAAAGAATATTACCTATTAAATATACGCCCGATTTTATTGGCGATAATTTCATAATTGAAACAAAAGGAAGAGCTAATGAATCTTTTCCAATGCGCTGGAAATTATTTAAGCAGTTGGTTATGCGGCAGTTTCCAAACACAACACTTTATAAACCACAAAATCAAAAAGAATGCGACAGAACAGTAGAGTTGATTCTAGAAAAGCTAAAGACTTAGCTAGACGCAAATATGCTCAAAGGCAAATTGATAAATGGGTTAAGTGGTCTTGGGAGCAGCGAGGCAAAGTGCTATACACAGAATTAGTTAAATTACAAGAAGAATACGGCATAAAATGCTATTAACAATGAATATATGAAAGAAAATCCAAATGAATCCGCATGGTCAATATCTATAGGTTTTTATCCTGGAGTTTTAATAGGTATGAGAACATACCCGGAACAAGACCACACAACGCACGTATTTTATTTACCATTCATAGACCTAGCAATAGAAATATATAAGTAATGGGGTTATTTGATGAGCGCGTAGCGTATAAGCCATTTGAATATCCTGATTATTATACAGAAGGTTGGCTAAAGCAAGCACAGGCATTTTGGTTACACACTGAAATACCTATGCAAGGTGATATAAAAGACTGGAAAGAAAAATTAACACCAGAAGAAAAGAATTTAGTAGGTAATATACTATTAGGTTTTGCACAAACCGAATGTGCTGTTTCAGATTACTGGACACAAAAAGTGGTATCATGGTTTCCTAAACACGAAATACAGCAAATGGCCATGATGTTCGGGTCACAAGAAACAATACATGCTGTAGCGTATAGTTATTTAAATGAAACACTTGGTCTTGAAAATTATGAAGCCTTTCTCCATGAGCCTGCAACTGCTGAAAGGTTTGACAACCTGGTTGCTTATGGCGGGACAAGCTCTGTTGGTATTGGCAAGTCTCTTGCTGTTTTTAGTGCTTTTGCTGAGGGGGTTAGTTTATATTCTGCTTTTGCTGTTCTCTATTCTTTTCAATTAAGAAACTTATTAAAAGGTATAGGGCAACAAATGAAGTGGAGTGTGCGAGACGAATCTTTACACAGTAAAATGGGGTGTAAGTTGTTTCGTGATATGTGCAGTGAAAACAATCAATTATTGGATTTATGTCGGGAAGATATTATTTCTGCCGCCGAAACAATGGTAAAACTTGAAGGTAAGTATATAGATAAAATGTTCGAGATGGGTGACATTGAAGGCATTAAAGCAAATGATTTAAAACACTTTATAAAGAAAAGAACAAATGAAAAACTGGTGGAACTTGGTTATATTGACCTTGGCTCGTACTTCCCGTATGACAAAGATGCAGCGGCTAATCTTGATTGGTTCTATCATCTTACCGGCGGGGTCACTCATACTGATTTTTTCGCGGTTCGGCCGACGGACTATTCGAAAGCTGGTGAAGGTGAGGACTTTGAAGACATTTGGTAATTTAATAACCGAAGAAGAAATATATGAAGACCTCTACGACAAAGCGTAGTCTGTTGAAAGCGCTTGTAAGACAAAGAAGATTAAAGCCTCAAGAGAGGATAGCAAATAGGTTAGGATATATGGGGACTGGATTTATGATGACAGCTCCCCATCTCCTGCCGGATACAACTGGCATGGTAGTATATATTATCGCCGGCGTAATATCAATACCGCAAGTATTTGTTGCAAAGCAATGGAACTTAGTGGCGGTTAATTTAAACGTAGCAATAGCCTACACAATATTATACTTTACATAATGTGGAATGAAAACTGGAAAAAAGGTGAGGATTACCCGGCGTGGGGTAATAACGACGTATACAAGAAAACTATATCCGGGGGATATTTATTGTACGACGAATCACCGAGAGACGCTTACATGCGGGTTGCTAAAACAGTTGCTCGTAGATTATATAAGCCAGAAATGGCGGAAACTTTTTTTGAATATATCTGGAACGGTTGGTTATGCTTGGCTTCGCCGGTTCTTAGTAACACTGGCACCGACCGCGGCTTGCCTATTAGTTGCTTTGGTATTGATGTTGCTGACTCGATACAAGATATAGGGCAAAAGAATTTAGAGATGATGCTACTCGCTAAGCACGGCGGTGGAGTTGGCATTGGTATAAATCAAATTAGACCCGCTGGCGCTAAAATTACAGGTAATGGAACATCAGACGGAGTTGTCCCCTTTTGCAAAATCTACGACTCAACTATCCTCGCGACTAATCAAGGCTCTGTTCGCAGAGGCGCAGCATCAGTCAACATCAATATTGAACACGACGATTTTGAAGAGTGGCTTGAAATTAGAGAACCAAAAGGCGACGTTAACAGACAGTCACTCAACCTTCATCAATGCGCAGTTGTTGGTGATAAGTTTATGCGACGCCTTGAACAAGGAGATTCGGAGGCGCGGACTAGATGGAGTAAACTTATTAGAAAGCGAAAAGCAACTGGAGAACCGTATATATTGTTTAAAGGAAATACTAACAAAGCAAATCCAGCAGCATATAAAGACAACGGGTTAAAAGTACATATGACTAACATATGTTCAGAAATTACATTACACACAGATGAAAATCATAGTTTTGTATGTTGTTTATCATCATTAAATTTAGCAAAATATGAAGAATGGAAAGATACTAATCTTATATACGACTCCATTTGGTTTCTTGATGGTGTTATGGAAGAATTTATTCAAAGGGCCAAAGGACTTAGAGGATTTGAAAACGCAATACGATCAGCTCAAAAAGGAAGGGCCTTGGGCTTGGGGGTCCTTGGATGGCATACATATATCCAGGAAAAAGGTGTTCCTTTCGAAGGTTTACTTGCTCAGTTTGAAACTAGGAAAATATTTTCACAAATTAAGATCGAAAGTGAAAGAGCCTCGAGAGACCTGGCCGAAATTTATGGAGAGCCTTTATGGTGTGTTGGGACGGGTATGCGTAATACTCATCTACGGGCTATTGCTCCTACTGTTTCTAATAGCAAGCTTAGCGGTAATGTTTCTCCTGGTGTTGAGCCGTGGGCTGCGAATGTTTTTACAGAGCAGAGTGCGAAGGGGACTTTCATTAGGAAGAACCCGACACTCTTAAAGCTTCTTAGAAAACATAAGTTAAATACAAATGAAATATGGGATAAGATACTTGCTGATGGTGGTAGTGTACAAGACATTAAAGAACTTGATGATATAACAATGGCACACGATATACCGGCTAAAGATGTATTTAAAACCTTTAAAGAAATAAACCAACTAGAGCTAGTAAATCAAGCAGGCATACGCCAGCAATACATAGATCAGTCGGTTAGTTTAAATCTCGCTTTCCCAAGTGTTGCAACACCAAAATGGATTAACCAAGTACATATGCAAGCATGGAAGAACGGAATAAAGACTTTGTATTATACTAGAACAGAAAGTGTTCTACGCGGAGATATAGCACAACAGGCTATGGATCCTGAATGCGCTGCTTGTGACGGTTAGTACGTCCAAATAACGTTAGGTGATTTATCAGGGTCGACATCAATGTGGATAAAAGTATCTGCGATGCCGATCCTGTTTATACCTAAATCTAAGAATATATCAATAAGCTCAAATCTATCTTTTGATTTGCGACAATCAATATCGGCGGCTAAGCCTTTTAAATGAGAAGACTTTTCGGTTCCGCCAACAGCATCATTATGAGCAGGGGTACGGTAGCCTGAATTAATATGTATAGGTTTATCAAACTTTTCTCGTGCTAAATCTAATAAGCTTAAAAAATCCCTATCCATCATTTGGCCTGATCCCATTATATCTGGACTATCGAATTCGTGATAATTAAAATACTTCATCATTAGTTATCTTTTTTAACTTCCTTCCATTTACTTATAGTATATCCTATGGTTACTACCAAAAGAATGATCTTTAATCCGTCTTCTATTTGTGTAAATGTAGTGACACCTAATGTGCTGCCATTTATTGCGTAAAGCTTAAGCTCATTAAAACTCATTTCTTATTTCTTTTTTTTGTATCTACTTACTCTTCCTTTGGTATTTTTTTCTTTTTGACCTCGGGCTTTTTCAGCAGGGGTTAGTTCATTCCAAGTTGCTGGTGTCTCTTTGGATACTTTTTTGGTTGGTCTAAAGGTATTCTCTCCTTTGCTGTAATCTTTTTTACCGCTTGGTGTTTCCCATTCCTCTTCAAACCATCGTTTAAGATTTTTAAAGGGTGACGGATTCATTTTAAATGCCATACTATTTAGATTTATTTCCCCAGTTAGCAGCGCCAACTTTTCTACATTTTACTAGTGCTCCACTAGCATATGCTGATGGCCATTTCTTATAACGACTTTTAACTTTACTATAGCAAGCGTCTTTTTTCTTAGCGATACTTATAGGGCCGCCACTGCCGTCTGCATTCTTTGTTACTTCTTCGTTTGCTGGAAAACTATTAGATTTCCGCATCTTTACTATTTTAGTTATAGGTGTTCCCATATTATTGCTGCATTAATATTTCTTGTTTCTTTCTTTTGTTTTCTGCTCTTGTAGCCGATGCTTTTCTAGCAGCTTCGCTTCTTCTTCTTTTTTCTTCAGCCATATAAGCTTGCTTTTCTTCAGGGCTCATTAAAGCTAATTCATCAAGTTTCTGTTGCTGCTTTCTCTTTCTTGTTTCAGCGGCTTTCTTTTTGCCTTCTGCTTTACGATTTGCTTTACCGACAAGCTTAACCCATTCTTCTTCCTCTTTTCTAGCTTTAACATCCCATGTTCTCCAACCTAATCCCAAAGCTAATCTTTGATAAGATGTATTTCTAGCGTCAAGCGCCTCTGCTATACCGTCTATTTCAGCTAAAGCTCTATCTAGCGGTAGGTTTAATCCAGCAGATGAAAGTGATGCTAATATTTCGTAATTAGGTGATATGTTAAATCTTCCGTCTAAAGTAACATCCCAGCCTTGAGCTTCCATTACATCTTTGTCAAACTTCTTAGTTTGAATTGCGCCGTATACTTTCCTCATCTTAGAACCTATAGGCGGCGATACGTTCGCTAGTTCTAATAGCGTGTAGGCGTGATCAGCATTATAACCTTTCTTCTCTTCTTTATAGTATCTATTAATTGTGTTCTTTAATGTTGATACTACCGCACCTGTTAATCCAGATCCCCTGAGAATAGTGTCCACCATAGAATTAACAATTCTTTCAGTCTTTGTATTAATGATTTTTTCGTACTGCTCATCGTCTTCTTCTTCATCATCAAATCCTGGTATTAATGCAAATAATGAATTTTGCAGCGCACTAAATATAAGGTTTTGTATAAACCCATAATAAGCTATCTTACTAATATTAGTCTTAGCATCGCCACGGCCGTTTATAAGATCCTGGCCAGCTTTTTTCATTAATCTAGTGTATTGCATCGGCGTATTTTGAAAAGCCAATACAAGACGCCCTAAATGACTCGACTGTTGTGCAGATACAAGCATAGGATCACCTGATTGCTGTGTCTCATCAGAGATAGCGCTAAAGTCTTCAAATGCTTTTGCTTCCGCTTCTGCCTGTGATAAACCTTGCTTCTTATAAGTTTTTGTTCTGTTAATTAAAAACGTAGCGCCTCCTGTTGCAATAGCAAAACTATCCGCTATTTGAGTAGGTGTGAAACCTATTTTTAATAAGTATGCAACTACAGCGCTCGCTTTGTCTTTACTGTTCTTAGCTTGGTTGGCTATCTCTTGCTCTTGCACATCGGATTTTAAACCACCACGACGTTCTTTAAGTTTATCAGAGTTAAATATTTTTGACCATGCACTCCAGTATGCTGGTTGATTAGCAAATGCGATACCAGCTTTTAACGGATTATTATCACCCCAATTTACAAAGTTAGCAAATGACAACATCTGCATTGCTGCTGATCTACGGTTAAAAAACATTATAGTACCTACAGAGTTGTTAACCCAGTTTAACCATTGTTGTTCATAAGCTCCTGGCTGGGCCGGTCTGTTACGGCCAGACTTCATTCGAGCTATTGAGTTCTTTAAAGCATTTACATAGCGAGTGCCGTACGCAGCTTCTAGTTTGGTTAAATTGTTTTCGTCAAATATAATATCAACGTTATCGTTAAACTCCTGTAAGTACTCGCCTCTTGTAAGCACTTCGTTAATTTCATTAATATCTTTTAAAACAGAGCCTGCTATCCAATGCTCGCTCGGAGCAGGCCATTGATCTTGTTTTGATATTGTCTGCAGACCTTGAGCAAACGACGTTAACATTGGGTCTTTAGCTATCAAGCTGTTTAGTTTCTTTTGATCTCTTTTGGATATACCAGGAACCTCTTGCCCTTGCTGTGTCCATAAGTATACACGTACCGCTTGATCAACAGTGTAATCTGTGTCTCCGATTTGTTTACCTAAACGTTTTTTCATTCCGGGTAAAGCTTTTAATAAAGTAGCAAAATCATTTTTAAGCGCACGCCTAGCCTTCTCCATAGCGGCTATACCTCTCATATATGGCGCCACTAAATTATCTTCAAAGAATTTTTGATCAGCTTCACCTTGCTTGCCTTTACCAGCCAATGTATATGACGTTAGCCCTCTAAAGTCCTCTGCCCCATACGGTAAGAAAACTTTAAATCTACCCTTTTTAGCGCCTTCTTTTCTTGCTCTGATCTTAGAGTATACGGCTTCAGACGCAATACCTTTATTGCGCTCAATCATATCGTTAAGGTCTTTACCCAGCGCGGCGCTTCTTTTAACTCTTGCTTGCTGCACTTTACCTTTAACATCAAACGTATTAAGAACATCCTTAACAGCCTTAACATTACCCATATGGTCATCTACAAAATAAAAGTCATTATAACCTTCTGAAACTTTGCCTACCATCCACGCAGCCTTTGCAGCAGGGGCGCCATTGGCGAGCCCAGTTATGTTTTCAAGCGGTATCTCTAACCCTATACCTTTTAAAAATCCGTGTATAGCATTTGCCGATTCTGCTGGCCTAGCTGTTAATACAAATATATTTTTGTTACCAAACTTTTGTATTGCCTTTTTTAATCTAGGGGCTAACGGTCCAGGCGTACCTTTAACAACCTTACTAAATTCACTAAAATCAAATTCAGCTCCTGACTTAGCAAGTTGATCGCCTTGCTTGGCAAATTCGGCAGGTGTTATTTTCTTTGTTGTACGCGGTACATCTTTTAATACTTTCGCTTGCTCTTCTTTTGTAAGGTTATCAAACTTTCTTAAGAAACCCGGGAGATCTTTAAACTCATTTGCAAATAATCTTCTAGCGGCAATATCAAGTATTTCTTTATTTGGAGGCATTTTTACTATAACCTCGCTTTTGCTAAATGCAAGAGTATCATCAAAGTCATATACACTAATACCTTTGGGGTTAGCGGCATATGATTGTTTTCTAGCATTATTTATAGCTTTTTGCTCTGTAGCTATTTTAGCGCGCTCAGCAACGTTTTTGGCGCTAAACATTGTATTTAGTAAGGTTTGTACCCTACCAATTGTTTGTAATCCCTTTATATCGTAAAAAGCATTTTGGCTTTCTAGTGGTATAGCTAATAATCTTAAGTCGCCAATATCGCTTGTTGATCCTAGCTTTGCGTCCTGCAGATCAGATAATACTTTAGTGTTTAATTGTTGATTAAACTCTGTAGTTAATTCATTAATCTTTGCGATTAAAGCATCTTTAACTTGTTGCACGCCGCCGGGGTTTTGCAAAGCGATACCTAGCATCGTTAAATACTCTTTAGCGACAGCTACATTAAAATTAGATGAAGGTGTTGCATGCTCACCTTTTATTCTTAATAACTGAGCTAAGGTTTGTTTAGAGCCATCAGCTATAAACTTTTTAGCCTCTTTGTAGTTGGGGTGATTTTCATTAAGAACAATTTCACCAGATTCAACTTTTGATACTTGGCTAGCGGTTAATGTGTTACTATATCCCTTGCCGTTTTGGGTATTTATGTAAACAGCTTGAGATGCAGCTGTCATTTGTATATCGCTAATACCTGTTAAAGATCTAAGTGACTTGCCTATATTAGTCGTAGACTCTAGCATCCTTAAGAATCCAACGGCTTGTTGTGGTTTAGCTACAGCAATATCAAACGCTGTAGATATAACTTTTTCTATAGCTTTTTTATTTGCTACATTTAAAGCGTCTACTTCCTCACCGTACTTGTCTATAAAAGCATCAACTTTATCTTGAGCGGTTTGGAATTCTTTATTTAATATATCCTTTGTTATAGTAGCGACAATGCCGGAACCAGCTTGTATTAAGCGCATGTCCTCAGGATTAAATCCTATGTCTTCACCTGTATCGGGTAATGCTTCTATTTTTGCTCTTATTTTAGCGCCTAAAGACTTTGCTTCTTTAGGGTTTAAATATCTATAATGCGCGCCAAAGAAATCTGCTCCCAAAGCTTTTACTAGTGCGTTTGGTAAAGCATCTATCATAGCTGTACTAAACTGATAGTATTCCTTCATTGCTTGTTTGTTATCACGAGCTGAATTGTTTTCAAAATACTGATCAATAAACGGCTGTACATTTTCTGGTGCGTCCTTCCATTTCTTAATAGATTGCTTATACCTAGCCGTGTCAACTTTTATATTAGCTGTAATATTTTCATAAGCTGCTCTGTCTTCGGCTGACAATACTTCCAGTAATGCTAATGAACCATCTAGGTCTCCGTCTATTTCCAATGCTAACGCATCTCTAAATATTGTTTGAGTGTTTACAATAGCGCTTCTTTTAACAAGACCACGTTCGCTTTGCTTTGCTACTTCCTCAACAAAGTTATCCGCTATAGCCATACCAAGCATCTCTTGATTATTTTCAAAAGCTTGACTTATAGGACTATCTGGATCCTTTAATGCGTCGTTTATAACATCAAAACCGTATTCTTCAGCTAGCGCTTTAGATAAAGATTCTTTACGGCCACGTATAACGTCACCATCTTTAAACATATAGCTAAGAAATTGTTCGTCAGTAATTTTGTTTGCCGCATTTGGTAAACGTCTTACTATTTCAGGGCCCGATGTTTTACCTTGTTGTTTGGTTGATGTCTTTGCTCTATCTATTGTTTTACCTTGCCAATCGCTAGTGTATTTAGGTATAAATATAAAATCACCGTTAGAGTCTTTAACTCTTTTGCCTTCGTTGTCAACTTTATAAGTACCGCCGACAGATTTTTGTATTGTAAACGGCATAGCTTGCATCAACCATGTGGTTGTCATGTTCTCAAGTATAGCTTTCTTGTATCTAAGTACATTTTTCTTAAGCTCATCACCCTTCTTTTTGCCTAGCATCTTTTTAAACTCAATATCGATTGCCTTGCCAAGCTCACGCTTCAGCTCATTGATAATAGGTGTTACAGACGCGTTAGGCCCTAACGGTGCATCTAATCTGCTTTTTAATACTCTAGCTATAGATATTATTTTTTGCTCTACAGCTTTAGCTTGCTCTGCCGGTAATATTCTTGTTTGTGTAAGATTTCTATATTTAGGTTTTTCTTGCGTGACTGGAGCCTGCTCTGGTGCAATTAAATCTTTTTGATCTTCAGGCTGTAAATTGTCGACCGTACCTAAAAATTGTCTTTCGGTTGGTTGTAGTTTATACTCTGCTCTAACAACGTCAGCTATACGAAAACTAATTCTTCCGCCAAGATAACCACTTAGTTGGCCTCTCCCGTCCCAACCTGTATTTTCTTTGGCTAAGTATATTCTTCCAACAACTTCAGCTGTAAAATCTTGCAACGCTTGAGGTGGCAATGTATATCTCCCGGCTATTTGAGCTGCAACCATGTTTGTAATCTCTTCAAACAATAAGGCTTGAGCTCTTGGCCCAGACAGTTGCTCTTTTGTTATAAGATTAACCCTTGCATTACTTTTTGCCGCCGCTGAACTTATTTGCTGTTTAGTTATTCCGCTACCAGCTATTCCTTTCTTTATTGAAAAGCCAGCAGCTTTGTTTTGAAAATTAGCAACAAAAGCGTAAACATCACTTGCACTATTAATTTTAAATAACGGCGCCATATCACCATTAAATTTTTGCAACAAATTGTTAATAAATGTTTTTGCTCCAAACAAATTACCGTAACTGCTTCTAGGCAAAATACCTATTGCCGTGAAGTCCCCTATAAGCTGTATAAGCTCATCTGCATCAACACCATTAGTTTCAGTATATTTTCCTTTACCTTCTTTTGTATAATAAGCCATACGCTCATTAAAAACATTCATTTCTTCCTGCGTGATCTTGCCTTGCTCAAATCTAGACTGTACGTCTTGTAATATATTTTGTACAATATCATTAGCAGAATCAACTGCTAGCTTATCGTTTTTTATTAGGCCAGCCGCAACAGCTTGCTGGTGTCCTATTTCATGTAAAGGTGATACCGCAGCTATTTTAGCATTTATACCGCCTTGGGACATTTGATTTAAAATAACCTCTTCGTAAATAATTTGATCACCATTTAGCTCAAATGAAGCATTTGATGTTCCGTAGTTATCTAAAAATTTCTTTTTCGCTGCGTCATTATCTTTAAAAGCTTGATCCGCATAAGCCAAAGCCTCTGCCTTGTCTTTAATTAATACACTGTTTATACCTGGATTATTCTCAGCTATATATTTATAAGTATTATAAGTTCTAGCATTAACTTCTGCCTCAACTGGGTTTGCTGTATTTTTAGCAAACTTCTCGATATTAGTTTCACCTCTGCTAAGCATTTTTTGATTAGCGTTGAACAACTCTTGGGCTTTAGAGCTTAGTCTATCAAATTCTTTTTTATTTAAATCTGTAACATCTAAGTCTTGCGCTTCAAGTTTTAACCTACGTATTTCAGCGTGGTTTTCAAATACAGTTTCAATTTCACTGCCAGTAAGATCTTTAAGATTAAGCATTACATCAGTGTTCTCTATACCCGCCTGAGTAATAAGACGATCTCTTTCAAATCTCAATGCTCTAGCTTCAGCAGTTCGCCCGTCTAAGTTTTCTAACTCCGCTTGAATACCAAACAATTCATCTCTAATCTCTGCTTCTCTGCGGCTTTGTTTTCTAGTTTTAACAGCCCCCGCAACTTGACTATATATGTTTTGGCTAACACTAGGTCCAGATATAGCTAAAGATGTTACCATGGTGTTCCTAAAGAATTCACCATCTAATCCTTCTATAAGACTTTTGGGGTTGTTGGGCTGGAATATAACATTGTCAGATGCGTTTTGGCCTATAAGAGTCATGCTCTCTTCTAGCATTTCTATACCTGCTCCAATACCTGTTGCATTAAGCAAACCTACATTTTTAGCAACCCTTGAGCCTACCGCGTCTCCAAATAGTTTTCTAAATTGATTACCGCCAACAGATTTTGAATACTTTTGAAAATTACTTATAAAGCCTAATGTACCTATTCTTTCTGCTCCAGCCGCAATACCACCATATATTACACTATTAAGGCCTTTTTGGAACATACCCAAACTTAACAGATCCTCTTGGTCTTGTATTTGACTTTTAATTTTATTCATATCAGCCACCGCAGCGCCAGATTCTTGCATTGCCTTAAGCTCTTCTTTCAGCCCGGCAATTACTTTAGGTGCGTTACGCTGTCCAATTTCTAAATTAGATAATTGCCCACCCGCTTCCATAGTAAAAAATGTACCTGTAGCATATCTTGAAGCTGTTTTTACAGCTGCTGCTCTTACAGCCGCGCCACCTCCTGCAGCGGCTACACTACCATATCCCGCTGTGGCTAAAGCAACTGCTATAGAGGGTGAATTATTAACAAGCATATCGCCAGCATACTGCCAAGCAGTGCTATCATCATCCATTGTTAAATTGCCTGGCAAATATTTTTCGCTATACTCTTGTAGCTTTTGATTGTAGTCTATTGCTGCGTTGTAAGTTTCTTCATCACCAAACACTCTTGCGATACCACCAACTAACATTTTAGCACTACCCACAAACGCGCTATCCCAAACATTGGCCAGCTTATCCATAGTTTTATATGACTTAAGCAAAGCTGCATCACTTATTCCAGCAACTCCGGCTTGTTCAATTTCATTTGTCAATGCTGTAGACTCCGTGTTTAGTACAACTATTTGAGCATTTATTTTATCTAAAAGATCATTTTCTTGCTTAATTAAATTATTTCTTATAGCTAGCTGATCAGGGGCATTGTAATTAACCGTAGAGTACTTTTGCATTTCCGCTTGTAAAGCTTCAAGTGATTTAATGTCACCTTCTACATTAACTTTATCTTTTTCAAAACTTTCTAGTCTGCGACCAATCTCTATTTGATTTTGTTTTTCAACTTCATCTAGTGTTAATTCTAAATTAGGAATAGGATCATATGTTACGCCGTCAATAGTTTGTTTTTCAACTAAACTTTTACCTGTAATTTTAAAGTATGCAGCCTGATCTTTTTGTGCTTGCTCAACAGCGTTAGCGTAAGCTTCTTGTTTCTTTTTTTGCACAGCTTCAGATCCAGTATAAAACTCTGCTAAAGTTTTAGCGTCATCGTCAACACCTCTTAATGGTATTTCCGAAGCAGATTTTTGCGCTTCATATACAACTTGCGCTTGAGTGTCAGCACTTGCGTCGTCTAATGTAGCGAAGTTAGCTATATTATCTTTATTTAGAGTCATACCAAACTCCTCAGCACTGCTTTGTAGTTCTTTGTACCTATCGTATTTATTACCTAACTGCTCCTTAAGGTAATCCTCGTATTGTTCATCTGACTTAAACCTAGGCATAGACGATGCCCATCCCCCCATGCCAGCATACCCATATCTATGGTCCCTAGACTTAAGCTCACCTAACTTAAAAGTCTTTGCTAATATATTATTTTTTTCTGTTTCAGCTGTTATACCGAGTACTAACTCTTGATTATCTTTTGCTATTTTTTTAGCTTCAGCTTCTAGCTCCGGATCTATATTTGTAATTAAACCTTGCGCCGCATCAACTTTTTTCTGCATTTTTGCATCATAAGCTATAGCGCCTGGGGATCCCTCTCTGTAATATTCTCTACGTATAGATTCAGCGCTTCTACCTTTTTCACGCTCTTGTCTATAATAACCTTGGTCACCTTTTTGTAATTCCGAAGAAGTATCTTCCGATGGCAACTCCGTAGCTTCGGGTTGAACACCCGTAATTATGGATGCTCGACTTGGCATTGCTGGAGTTGCAGGCGCATCCGTCCCCGCAGCTCCGTCTTGAAAATCCTCTTCTACAAGCGTTGATCCCGGAAAATCTTTAAGAAAATTATCCAGTTGTTCTTGCGAGTAATCATCAGTGTTGACAATTCCTCCATTAATCAATTTATAATCTGGCATAGTATTTTATTATATTATTTTTTATTCTTTTGCTCTATCTTATAGTCATACATCTCTTTACTAAGATTTGGATATTGGCCTATAAGATCGTCATATAGCTTTTCGTCTGTAACCCATTCTGGATATTCATTAGGAACAGTGGTAGTAGTGGTTGTAGTAGTCTTTTTAGGGCTTCTTCTTAAATCTGTTAGCTCATTAGAATCCCCTTCATATATGTTACCTCTTTGATCAACAAATCTTACGGATCCATCAGTGCCATCTTGTCTATCATAAACTTTACCGTCGGGACCCTTAAATCGCATCCTATCGCTATAAGCTAATCTAAAGTTGTATTGCCTACTGCCTTTTTTCTTACTTTCCTTTCTGGAGTGACTATCATTAGCCACTTTTTCAAAGCCATTCATTAATGAATTAATAACACCTTCCTGCAAACTAGCTACGTCATTAAACTGAGTATAATCAATGTTAAGCATTCCTGGAGACAATAACTTATCTACCGCGATAGATTGTAGTATCTCGGGATTACCGTCAAATGCACTTAATAGCTGGAGTCTTAAAGAATCTTTCTGGTTTTGAGTTAGCTTTTCGCCAGTGCTATTAACAGTCTCTGTCATTTTCATAATAGCATTTGCAGTGTCATATGCTTTTATAGCAGGGTTTCTAAAATCAGAATAGTTTACTTCCCCACCTTCTGTTCTAAACATTAAATTTCCACCTTTAATATTAAAATCAGCATCTCTGCCATATACGTCGGTAGCGGTGTTTATTTTAGCAGTGTCAGCGTCGGATAATCTATTTTTAAATCCATCTTCTAAAAATTCCGCCTGTGATGTTTTGTATGCTTTTAAGTTATTTGATAAAGATGCAATTTCGTTGTTTACATTTTGCATAATATCGGCATAGTCCATGTATTCTCTATCTGTAGGACTATACTGTGCAATAGCATTAGCCGCATCTACATATTCTTGCCTTTTATCTAGTAAAAAGTTTTTTACTATTTTTTGTTGAGCAGGTGATACTCCAGTTAAATCTACGTTAGTGTCTAACTGGCTTAGCATTTTACCTACCTTTTGGTTTGTACTTGCTATTTCAGCTTCTTTTTGAGCCTTAGCTTCTTGACGCTTAGCCTCCTGAGCTTGGTAAACTTTAGTAGCTATGTCAAGGCCTCCTCCAACAGCTTCAGCTACGTCAAAGAATCCCCCTTGTTCGTTGCCTCCTGTGATAGCGAATCTTTCTCCTTGTATTAAATTTTTGTTTGCCATATTGTTAATATTTAAGCACCTCCGCCAAGCATGTTAGCCATAAAACCTTTACCTTTGCTTGCTAGCGCTTTTGCTCCTGGCAATTGAGGTATAACTGAGCCGGCTAAACCAGTAACTCCACCTATAATAGATTTTGTAGCCGCGTCTTTAGCAGCTTGTGCAGCTCCTAATCTTTGCTGAGACATACCAAATAAAGTTTCTGTTTTTTCTTTTTCTTGCGCTCTAGATATGAGTTCTCCTTGTCTTTCTTGAGATTGCAATTGACCCGCCATTTGTCTTTCTGCCATTTGGTTAGAAGCCTCTTGCTGACCTATGCTTGCTGATGCCGCTGCTAAATTCTTAGACTGTTGTCCAACTAGCGATTGCGCTAATGCAGCAATACCGGATCCTCCCGCTGCTCCTTGCAAGCCTCCCATTGCGTTTGCCGCTGCTTGCTGTTGTTGTTCTGCTAAAAAATCAGCTTGTTGAGTATTAACGGTTAGATCTTCCATGGTATTCTCCATGTTTTCATAAGGGTTTGATGTATCTAGCCCCATCAACCGTTGTTTATTTCTCGCGTACTCTGCTTTTGCTTCGCGTAATTCTCTTCTTCTTTTTCCTGCACCTATGAGTCCGCCAGCAATTCCAGCAACTCCTTTAATGGCGCCCATCAATGGTAACATATTCTTAAGTTTTTATAGTTTTATTATTACGTATTATTTACTGCTCTCAAATGTCTCTGAAGCTAAAGAAAAAAGTTCTATTTTCTTTTTACTGTCATTAATCATTCCGACTTCAGCATAATATCCTTTTAAAGCGCTAGTATTTGCTTTATTTGTTTTAGAAAAAAGTATAAAGCTTGTTAGCGTTGGTCGTATTGTTGCACCGTCTATATTTGCTACAATTTGGTTTAAACCTTGGTTAATATTTGTTATAACCCCTATTTCTACAATATCATCACCGTTTATATCATTTGTATAATATACGGTATCTCCAACCTGAACAGATGTGTTTAACGGTTGCGGGAAAGTTAATGTTATTTGTTGTATTGCCATATTTTAAGGTATTGTTGGTTGCCAAGGTACACTACATTCTGAATCTGGCTGAATTGTAATAACTCCATCACCTGCTGTTACGCTTGGAGCCGGCGTTGTCCTAGCGCATACACCTATAGAATCACCAGCGGTAACCGTATTAGTCTGTAATGAACCATCGCTGCATTGAGCATATTCATAAGTTGTGTCTGCTGTAGCTGCTGAGGCATCAAATTCAAAAGTTGTACAAGATGGAACTTCACCTATATATAAATCTATGTTTGCATTACTTGTAAATCCAGCTGAGCCGTAAGTATCAAACTCTACAGTTAGAGTTATAGTTACATCACTAGTTGTAGGTGTACTAAGTGGGGTAATTTGTACATTTGTTATTTCAAATTCTGTTCCATTAGGTTCAGTGCCATTTTGGTAACTCCAAGTCCCCGTAGGTATTTGCACTACCTCGATCGCATTACCAGCTGAAGGTGAAACAACTAAGTCTATATAGTTTATTTCCGGACTTGCAGGAGTGGTATTAGGCGTGAATATTCTAGGGCTGCTTGTTACAGTTGTGGAGCCATATGTTATACTAAATAAAGCTTCTGGTAAATCCGCTGACCCATTTTGTGATATTGTAAATGGATTGTCTTGACCGGAACCTAAATTAATTATAGAACCGTTATAGTCTGTTAAACGTATTGTCCATGTAGTATTGTTAGTCGCTGACGGAAACACGATGTTCGTGCTGTATGATTGAGCTGCTGGCATTGGGAGATCTTCAACTAAGTATGTCCACGAAGCTCCGTTGTCATCAGATATTTCAACAGAAGACATATAGTTTTCCGCACCGTACACATAAAGTTCTCTTTGTGCTCCCTGTGGGGAGATTGCAGATTCATTTATTAAGTAACTAGTTATACCCTGCGGCTGACTAACAGATGGTATTGCTATATTTGCAAATATGTTAAAAGTATCATAATTTGGAGAAGTTAAATTATATCTGCCATTTGGTTGAAAATTGTACAAAGCTGTATACGTAACACTTTTTAATTCACTTGTATTAACAGGATCGTAAGTTTCAGCAGTGGATATAGTGTATGGTGTTTCATCTGTTTGCGCTGACGAAAGTATACTTGGAACCGAAGGAAAGTAATATCCATTCTTAGCAGCCGCTATAACTTGCCACGCTTGCAGGTTGTCATTTTCAAATGCTGTTAAAGTATAATTGTAGTTTGTAGTGCCGGTCGGATCTGTGTTAGCATCACCTACTATATTAACCTCTCCATTTAATGTAAAAGATATTTCCCTGGCTACGCCTTTCAAGCATACACCTATACTTATTGGCCCACCCGGAATAGGCATGCTAGCAGTGTTAGTAAATCTAAATTCAAATATAACATTATTGTTATCTTGTGTAAATGTAGGTGGATTAACCGTGTTGTCTATGTATGAAGGCGGCGTACCATTTAAAGAAAAATCAGCAGCTAATAAAGTATAGCCTTGCACAGGCGATATAGTTATACTGCCAACCGGTAAAGCGTCTTTAAATAGTTCTCCTTCTTCAACCTGAAAGGTAACTTGTGAAAATGTTACGTTATCTATTGCCATATTAATTTTTTTATCCTGAATAAGGATCTATACTAAATCCTGCATTTATTAGTGCATCTATAACTAATTCAGTGTAATACCCGTTTGTGGTGTTCCCATCGTCAACTAAGTCGTAACCAAACATAGCGCCAGCGTTAACTGTATTACCTAAAGACACTTCGCTTGTATAATTAACCAAATTGTTGTTCTGCTGTTCAAACGCACTATTGGTACTGTTGTTGAATGCATCGTAGAATGTTTGCATTACACCTCTACCATCTCCAGTAGTATTTGGCTCCACTGCAAAATATATACCTCTATACGTTACACCACTGTTGTCTATTACAGCTTTTAATGCACTCAGGTTGCTCATGGAAGTTGCATTTGGTATTGAATTAGATGGGGAGTACGCGTCATATGGTATAGAGGAATTACTGGCTTCATCTAAAAATGACATTACTGTTACAGTATCCGCATTAGGGAATGTTGTGCTAAAAGCAATGCCTTGGTTGTTTAATTGCCTAAAAGGCCTCTCTGTACCGTCATTAACTATAAATACCTTTGCGTCATACTCGTCCGATCCATTTGTAGATGTGTCCGTATTTCCGTTGGCTTCCGTACCTGCTGTTGCGTAAAAATCCTGTAAATATGATTTTAAGCATGTAGCATCACTATACGGATCCGTAACACCATCACCTAAAAGATCTCTTTCAAGCCTAGCCTGAGTTGTAGCCATTGAACCTGAGCTGTCAAATATTATTTTAAAGTAAGAGTCTACTGTTGGGACTATACCGCCTATGGTTATTTCTTGCTCATCATATAAACCTGGGGATCCAGCGTCGGTCACTTGTATCTTAAATGTAACATTCCCAGCTTGCACCCCGGTTCCATCGTCTTGTATTGTAGCTGTTCCTGTAAAGCCAGCACCGGTCGTTGATAATGTAATCCACGAAGGAGCATTAATTAAAGACCAAGTAAGCTCATCTTGCTGGTGATCCGGGTCGGTTGCTTCTATCGGTGAGTATGAATAAGAATCACCTACATTAAATGTACCTGTTGGCGGCAAAGTGGTAATGTTAGGCGCGTCATTTACTTCTGTCACCTGAACAGTAACTGTGGCTATATTGCTGTCAAAATAACCGTTATTTACAGAATAAGTAAAGTAACCTGCGTACCCGCTAAAATCTGGATCCGGCACAAAGCTAACAACCCCTGTGTTTATATTAAACGATGTTAACGTACCATTAGTTGTTCTGTCGTCTATTAGTTTATAAGTTAGTGCCATATCTTAAGGTGTTGGATTATTTGGGTCAGACGCCGCTAATTGTAATGTTACACAAGAAGGGTCACAATCTTCTACGAGAGTGTATGTCATATTACCAGCTAACGGAGGCAATACTTCAGTAGAACAGCTATTATCAATAAATACAGTAACATCAAATATTGTAATTGGAGGCACATCAATAACAGATGCTCTACCTATACCCTGAACAGTGAATTCATTGGTATCTACATTGTTATCTATATTGGTATTAAAAAATGTGTCTTTACCTTTTATGTTATTAAACCACTTACCTTCTTTATTTAAAAAGTAATCAACCTGTCCTTCTTGAAGATCAGTTACTATAGTTTCAGCCCACCATCCGTCTTTTTCTATTTGCGTAATAGGCAATAAATTGTTTGCTCTGATTTCAGCTATAGAGTATTCACGGTTAGTAACGTCTATGTTATACTTGTATTCTTTTGCTTCTGTTCCAGTATAGTTTAATGTTTTATAACCTTTAACCGATAAAGGTGTATTAGCTATAGGCACATTAACTGTGCTAACATACTGCAAACCATAAAAGTTATTGTAAAGCGTATTAGCTTCATGCTCCCATACTCTACCTTTTTTGAAAGTATAATATTTATTATTTAATGTTAAACCAGATTCTGGTATATATGATTTTCTAGACGACCAACCATTAACATCTTCTTTAAAAGAAACAGTTGTTTGTTCTGCTGTTTGGGGTAATTTATTTTCCCATTCAGATGTTAAGTTATTTAATGTTAAATTATATACGCCTTTACTTCCATCAAAGCTACCGATTAATTTATCGTTAATAGCTAAATTGTCAGCAAAGAAATCACCCATTCCGTACCTAGATATCTCTTCTAATCCGTCTCCGGATAGTCTTAATACAACACCTCTGGATTTGTCTGTAAAGTAAGATCTATATGCGTACTGTGTAAAAGACTCTGGGTTTGTACTAATACCAAACTCACCAACATATGGTACAGCTTGACCTAATACTTTCTGATTACTTATAAGCTGCGGACTTCCATCAGCCTCAAATAAAGCGTCTTTATTGGCTAATACTTTTAAACACTTGTCTTCACATAGCGTTATTAAATCACCGTCTTTAGACCTTGAGTATAGCTTTTGTATACTACCATATATAGGGTTTAAATCTTTAGTTATAGGTAAAGCTTGTATAAACTGATTGACATTGTTTACACCAGATCTACTATTAAATATTTGTGAAAATATAAATCCTGTTTTTCTATCCTCTTCTTGATAAGGATCATCTAATACAGCGGAAGCTTTAACACCTTTAGCGATGTATGGTGCATTAAAATCGTCACCAATTCTATTAGACTCAACTCCATTACCAAATGATACACAGTTGAAAAAATCTAATGTGTGCTGAGTACCATGCTCAGATATAGAGTAAGCCTTACTGCCTTCGAAATATATATCTAAATCGATTTGTTCCTTTGGCTCGGTTTCAAATACAGCTGGATTGGTGCTAGTAAATGAACTTGACTCTGTAAAAGAGCTTAAAAGTTCTATAGCTGTTGTAGCACTACTTTGTCTGTTGCCTCTATCATTTAAAGGCAATATACTTTCTGGCGTCCATACAATTGGCTTATCTAAGTCTAAGTCAAACCTGGTTCTTTTATTTGAACCCCAGTTACTGTCAGATGACCAACTTTTATCAAAGTTTCTTACACTGTAAGTTCTAGCCCCTGTAGTTGTATAAACCTCGCCATTAGGATCGTCTGTAAACCTTATTTTAGCGCCTGGCTCTTTTATAGCTTGCACAAAATCTGCAAACTGAGCAGTGCCACTTGTATTACCAAGCTCACCTGTTCTCGCTCCGTGATAATCTATACTAATAGTAGTTGCACCTACTTTTATACCAGGAGCAGGATCAGGAGCTTCGTGCGGTCTGTATGTCGTGGAATTGTTAATCTGCCAACCTCCTCGTACACCACCACTGCTATATCGCCAATGGCTGTATTCGTTGTAAGCCGTAACTTGGGTATTTCTAAACCCTGTTACTCTAGCCCGTATAGTGTAATCCTCTTCTTGATTAGCTGATAGTATATTATTATTTAAAGACGCGTTTCTATAAAGCTTAATAAAAAATCTACCTTCAAATTCAGGTTTATTTTCTGTTTTCTTTTTAAATATTCTAGCGAATAAACCAGTTAAAGGTGCTGATACGTTACCAATAACCTCTTCAATATCGTCTTGTATTTTCGACTCTAAACTTACTCTATACCAATCACTACCAGCAGTAAACAAAGCAATCGATGCTACCTCATATTGTATTGATTTAGCATTAGCCGATCCAAATTCTATAACTAATCCAGACTCGCTTTCTAACCCATTAAAACTGCTATCTTGCCATTTATCTTTGTCTATGTCTACAAATATAGTATCTGGGCTTGGGAAGCCGCTAGGTTCAAACATACTCTGATCTTGCAGTCTACCCGCCTCTACTCTTCTGGTCTTTAAGAACAGCGGAGCTTCGTTGCTTATTGCTATAATTTTAAATCTAGCCTCGTCTAGTACTGCAACATCGTTACTATGCTGCTTCTTCAATACCAAAAAATCTTCTTCAGTAACCTTGTTTCTATCCGAAGAAGGTATCGATAACCATATATTACCATCTTCAGCTAGGTAGTATCTATCCATAGCTAAATTGTAATACTCTGTAGAAGGGTCTTTAATATAGTATTTAAAATGCGTTGCCCAGCTCGGTGCGGCTGATTGTATTTGAGCAGTAAAAGATGTGCTGACATTAGAGTATTCTTTCTCTAAAGAAAACCCTGCGTTTTTTGAAGAAAATACTGGAGACTGTCTACCGTACTCATCTTGATAAACCACACCTACTTGATATGTTCTTAACGACTTAACACTATTTCTAGGTACAGACGGAACAGGTTCAGTGCCATTTTCAAGTATAGAAAGACTAATTTCTGGCTGTATTTCAAAATCGTAGTTTTGTTTATAGTTAGCAAATATTAGTCTATTAGCACTAAACTCCAATGCTTTTGCAGACCTAGGTACATTATCCCATGGTCTTAACAATTGATTTGCTTCTACGTTTTTATATATAAGTTCAGAATCTAGCTCAAAATCTGTTTCAGATATATCTATATCGTCTACAACATATATACTAGCACTATTATCCGCTTTATACAAAACCTCTAAACGCTCAACATCATCGGGCGGCGTGTCAAATCCTGAAAGTTTTAATCTTTTTATTGTGTTATACATCCCAAGGTTATACCCTTTTAATGTATTCCATTCATAACCACCTGGCTCAAAAGCTACTTGTGTAAAAGGAGAAAAAGCCGAATACTGGTTATTGTTAAATTTCCATCGGTAAGCAAACCTAACAAATTTGTTTTTAAATATACCTTCTGGCTCTACTAAGTCTCCCTCATATAATAAAGATCCTGAAGGAATGTTTTCAGGAGCAGAAGCTACAATGCACGATATAGATGTCGTGTACACTGGAGCTACAACTTGTAGTCTAAGTATAATATCAACCGACTCTGATCCGTCTGTATCAGTGGTTGTACATTCTATTGTATCTCCTTCGTTTAAGTTAGGTATTAAGTTTGCTACAATTGTTACTGGAGAACCATTAGGCAAGGTTATTGTATTGCCCTGGGAATCTGTAGTTCGGAAGTCGTATGTAAATGTGAAGTTTGTTGGCTCGTTTCTAAACGAAGTAAACAGCTCTATTTGAGGAGGTGTAAGCGGGTGCTTTCTTATTACAGTAATATCCTCTTCTATAAAAGGTCTACCGTAGATATTCGAATGGCTTAAAAAACTCACTGCTGAATCTATCCATTTGCTTACATCAAGCTGTTTGGGCTCTGTTAACCCGTCTGTCCAGTATAATATACCCTCTATTATAGTCAGCCCCGTTATAAGTCGATCTGGGCTAAATTTTAAAATGTTAGCAGTGTCTACTAAGACAGGTTTAATTACATTTGTTTGTTCATTAAATTCGTATATAGCGTCGGCTTGATCGTAAGTTATAAAAGAATATATTTTATTAGCAGGCTCATCTTTTACGGTTGCTATACACGTTGCATTACTTGGTATAAAATCACCACCACTCCACTCTATAAATTCGCCTGTGTTCTGGTTAAATGATTTATATTTTCTTTCTAAGTTACCTTGAATATTTTCAATAGCTCCTACATCTGAACCTTGTGAGTCTGACACTTGAATATTTAAAGCGTCCACATAGGCTCCATTAGGAACAAGTCTTTCGTCGAGGTCTTTGTTCATAGTACCTCCTTGGAAAGTCCTTACAAGTTCCGCCATATTCTAGTGTTTTATTTGCTTAGACTTGCCTCGCATAACCTGCGTAAGCTCTTCTAATTTTAAATTCGATAGTCTTAATTTAGCATTTCTTTTGGATGCTCTTGCTTCTTTTTTGTATCTCTGGACAATGTATTCCGGATATGATGGCCGCGATGATATAATAGCGTAAGCTATATACTTATATAAAGCTTCTTCTGCAAATTTGTGTATCTTGCTATCTTCATCTGTGGCTAAGCCGTCTGATACGTATTTTATAGTAACGATCTGACCAACTATGTTTGAACTAAAATGCATTATCCCTCTTATTGGATCTATAAAAAACACGCCATTACTATTTGCAAACTCTGGGTCTAACCCATATCTTTGTCCGACTCTGCCTTTGTTTAATAGGTCTGTATTATTTACATTTTGAAAGTCTGATTCTAATGTACTACCAGAACCTTCCGCTGCTCTAAATCTTTTAAAGGTTTCAGAAGGAGTAGCTGTTACTATTTCACGGCTTTGTTCATCAAATATATATTCATATGAATTATCTTGAACATACGGCAACGGGTCTCCTGTTTTTCTTGCTGGGTAAAGTATTCTTTCCATACCAGCACCGTCTGTCATTGATATTTTTGTATAGCCAACAAAATCTTGCGGCAATGGTACATATAAGGTAGGGCCAACCTCAACTTCAATAAATTTAGCTGTAGGTAAAACATCAAAGCTCATTTCAGCTAAACCACGCTGAGCATGGAAAGCGACATCACTTCTTTTTAGTCTGGGTATAAGCTTATCTTGGCCAACGTTAGATACAATAAAATTATTTATTACATCACCTATAGAAATAAATTGATAATCACCGTAGTTTTCATCGTAGCTATTCCATATACCGTCGGGGCCTAAATAGTATTGTTCGTTATTTTGATATAGTAACCCCATTTATTATGCTTTTTCTTGTTGTGTATTTCTAACTTCTTCTTGCGCTGCTATTTGATACATTTGAATATCTTTAACAGATAAGCCAGAAAATTCTAATATTTTGATTACAAGCTCAGTTTCTTCAGATGGATCTAATTCAAAATCTACAGAGTAAGTAGCGTCATATAACGCTTCTCCGTATACCATTTGATATTTCCACTCTACTTTAGCGGGCTTACGTATATAATTACACTTTACACCAGAAGTTAATTCTTCATCTCCGTATACATTTATATTGCCATTTTTCGATGTATATATCGGCATACTGTTTTTAGGCTTAGTTAATGGTGATAAGTTTAAATACAATAGTTCATTACCGTTAACTCTTTCAGCTTCAATTTGATTACTTAATGTTTGTCTGTATATTACAGGATCATTGGGTGGGTAATTTGCTATTTGTGTTGGAGAAGGATACAAATCACGTGTAATTGTGTTTGTATATATAACAGTACCAAGGCGGTACATATCTGACGGCAAAGCATAGTAGTTGTCTGTCAAATTATAAGTTAGCGCTGACTGTGTTTCGAAAGTCGCTATCTTTTTATTGAGTAGATCAAGCATGTCTGAATACTCTGTATCGTTACCAGGTATTCTTCCAAACTGATTAATATCATAAAAATACTGCTCAAATAAATCGAGTTGTGCTTGGTTTGCAAATAAATTAAACTCCTGAGGCGTAACATATCCTCGTTGTTCTTTGTTGAGAATACCCAACACTCTTTGATAAACAGTATCTATACTTACGCTCATATTTTTTTATTTATAGTAATTAGGCCACTCATACAATGGCCTAACCACTATGAGTGACTATTTAAGTCTTTTTTCAATTGCTTTATAAACCTCAACACCGTCATCAGTTTTAAACCATGCAGCTAATGCTGAATATGGATTTTCATCGAATGGTATAGTTAAAAGCTTTCTTTTAGTATCGCCGTACGTAAAAGTTCTTTGATCTGCTGATAATTGTATAATGCGTGACTCAACAGCTTTAATACCAAAGTTTCTTAATTGTACATTATCGTCTTTAGCAAGCTCAACAAACAGTAAAGGTTTTCTTTTTGCAAAAATCAAACCATCGCGTTTTAATTCGCTGCTTGACAAGTCATTAACTTTGTTACCAAATTCAACTCTTAAAATAGCTTCTAGCTCATCTATGCTAAGTGACTTAGCTAGGTTTAGCGCTTCTATTTCAGCCTCAATCCAATCTAATTGATTTGCAGCTTGTTGTACTGGCTTGTACTCTTCATACACCTCGTCTTTGAAAGGGTGGTATAATGAAAGTAGTTTTTGTAAATTTTGATTTTCTTTTGGCACACGTAATGCCCCATCTCTCATTACAATTCTACCTAAAGTGGCAGGTCCTTGTTGTTCATCAACAAATGGCGATCTTTGGTTGGTAGCGTATTTTAACTCACGCTGGTAACCTTTATTTTCGTCAAACCACATTAAGGGTCTTTTTGCTGAATGTTTAGATGGTATTGTAAATACTAAAGGTTGTTTATTGCTTTTAAGCGTATATAATCTATCTTTAATTTCCCACTCTGGTTTAGCGGGTTGTTTTTTAATTTGTTGTGTTTTTTCAACAACTGGCTGAGGCGCAACCTCAACTTTTTCTTCTGCGTTAGCTTTCTTAGCCATAATATGATATAATAAAAATGTTAATAAAGGTAATAACTACCCCCGTAAATTCAACGAGGGTAATTACTACAGTAAAAATACTAGCTTGTTGCTTTCAACAATACAAAGTTGTTAGCAGCTTGTACACATAGTGCTCTTTCAGATAAGAAATGAACATTCATTTCATCAGCGTCACTTGTGAAGTTACCACCAACTGATCCAGTCACCCAAGACTTTAATCTACGGTCATCAGCTTCAGAAGCTCTGTAGCGAATATGTAGGAATGGTCGTGAGATATTCTTTCCTAATTGTTGATCATAAACTGTTGAAGTTCCTGCTGGTACCAAAACACCTTCAATATCTGCAACCAATCCACGAGTTGTAGAATCGTTTAGATATTTCCAGTCAGTCTTATAAAAATCATAAGAACCTCTTCGGAATCCAGAGAATCCTAAGTTTAGAGCCATATCTTCAGAGTTGTCAAATACACCGTAAGATGTACCGCCAGCTCCGTAAGAATTTTGTTGTGCTAGCATGTTATCGATAGACAAAGAAGTTCCACGATCTAGGAAAAGCATGTTTTCTTCGATAGCACCTTGCTTATCAAGTTCAGCTAGAATAGTATCAAATTCAGCAAGACCTGCACCATCTGCAGCGGCAAAGTCAGCGTCATTATATACTAAACCACGAGTCTCTAATACAGAGAATAAACCGTCAGAACCAGTAATCGCTGAACCGCCTCCAAATCCAGAAGCAGGAGTGATAGCTCTTGTTGTTCCATCAACGTTTAATGATTTCTCAGCTTCAACCATAGCCATTTCAAGTTGATCTTCAAAACGGATACGAGCTTCGTGCTCAGATTTTAAGTACCAAAGGTAACCAGAAGTTCCAGCTTCAGTAGTTACTTCTACCCAACCAATTTGAGCAACATCAGAACCGTTTACATTATACTTATCTCTAAGGATAATTGGCTTGTTGTTGAAAGTTGTGAAAGAAGCGTCAACTGAATTACCAGCGTTGCTAGTTCCTTTAGCATATTCAGAACCGTAAACAAATACTTTTACGTCGTCCCCAGTTACTGTAATACCAGAAACCTCACCGTAAGTATCTACAGTTACAGTTTGTCCTACTACGTCTTTAACATAAGCTTTCTGAGTAGTGAATCCTTTAGACACGATAATAGTCATACCTTTACCGATCAAGTGACCAGCTGGGAATGTAAGATTAGCTGTATCTACTACAGAAACATCGTCATAAGCGATATGTAAACGACCTTGCTCAGACCATACTACTTGGTCAGAAGCCATAGGCATCTCTGCCCCAACCATACGTAAAAATCCAGAGATAGTACGATTACCGTATCTCTCTACTTCTTTTTCGTATACTTCAGGTAGAAATTGTTGTGTAAAATCCATCTCTCCTACAGAAAGATAGTTGTCACCAAACAAGCCCTTTACTGGGCGTGGGGTCAAGTGACTTAGGTTTGCCAACGAGGTTGGCGAAGTTGCAAATGCCATTTTATTATTTTTTAATGGTTAACTAATTATTTCTTTTTAATCCTTAGCTTTGAACCGCGTACATTATCACCGGGCACTGCTCTAATAGTCCAGCCATTCTGTGTCGTAACTTTTTCATGAGTCCCTCTCGGATCCATATCTACGTTTTTAGACCTGGCTACGCTATCTTTCATTGCATCAGCTTTTCCTTGTTCGTAAAAGTGATTGGCAATAGTATCAGCGTTCATTGCTGTGAATAAAGATTTGTGATACCCTTTAGCATCAACCATTTCATTTTTATCATTCAAGAACTTCTTGACGAAATTATTAATGTTGCTTTGGGTTTCTTTAACTTTATTCGCATCTTTTACTTTGAACCGATATTTTTTATCCCCCACAGAATAATCAAAACCTTTGAAATCTGTACTAAATACATTATCAGTTTTTTGTAAAAATGTTTTTGCTTGCTGGTTTTCAACTTTTTGAGCCGCTTCTTGTTCTTTGTTATAGCGATCAAAAAATTCTACAGCTTTTTGCTGATCAGGGTTTAATCTTGATCCAGCTTTAATTTCTTCGTAATATTTGGATTTTAATCCATCTAAATGCTTTTTAGCTTTAGCTGCTTCCTCTTTAAAAGCAATTTTAGCTTTTTTAATAGCACGTTCGTCATCTAATTCCTCATCGTAAGAAAACTCTTCCATTAAGACGTTTATGTCTTCTGAATCTAGATGAGGTTTTGTTGTTTCATAATACTCTTTAATTAATTGAGCTTCGTTTAATTGAGAGTAATCAGTATTTAGCTTTACGTAGTCTTGCAACGTTCCACCGGTTTCATTCATAAATTCAACTACCTTCTGTATATTCTCAGGCAGTTCTATACCAGCTTCCGCTTCAACTAATGCTTGTTCTACTTGCTCTTCTAATTCTTCGGCAGCCTCTTCGACCTCTTCACCTGTTACTTCTTCAAGAACGGGTGTTTCATTTTGTTCGGGCTCCCGTACTTCTTCAACCACTTCTTCGCTACTTGGCGAGTCTTCGGATTCTCCGACAACATCATTGCTGTCATCTGCGCTTTGCTCTTGAACGGCATCTTCTTGTGGCTTATTTAATTCTGCTAAATTAATTTTAATTGTACCTTCCTCGTCTTGTGTTACAGGGGTGGGTCCATTCTCTTCAGCTACACTCGTTTCCGGCGCAGCCTGTTCTTGAGTTTCCTCTTGGTTATCAAGAACTTCTTCTTGGTTTTCTGACATGATAAAATATTATATAATTATACACTACTATTATTACCTAGGCTCGAAAGAACCTAAGTCAAAACCGCCTCCTATTATATCGTTTCCGCTAGACTCAAAGTCTTGAGGAGGAGTGTTGTTTTGTCTTTGCTCTATAAGTTTACTTTGCTGTGTCGCTTGTAACTTAGTTCGATCGTCTTTACGATCTTCTTTTTCATTTTCTTTTTGTGACAGAGATTGAGTTTCTAGACTCTTTAGTTGCATATTGTATTGGAACTCTTGAGCCATTAATTCTTTCTTAGCCATTACTTCAGCTTGTAGTTTTTGCAAATCAAATTGGTTTTCCATTTGCATCAACTCTGCTTTCTGTGCTGTTAAAGCTTGATTCTTTTGAACTTCAGCTTGAGCGGCTACTTGTTGTGACTGAGCATTAGCCTCTGCTTGAGCTTGAATATTTTGCTGTTGCATTAACTGGTCACGTTCTTGTTTCTTTTTACGTCTTAATTTAAGCAATTGATTAGCCAGCTTAATATTCTTAATCTCTCTAATATCTATTGCATCATCTAAATCAATTAAACCAGCTGACAATGCTGTTTGTATATTATTCTCTAATAATGCTTTTTCCTCTTCGTCCGGTGTTAGCTCTAAGAATATACCAAAATCATACAGATGTAAATCACCCATCTCGCCTAACGTGGCTACATTGTGTCCACCTATTTTTTGTATAAACGCTTCTCTTGTTGGTGAATACTCTAATATATCTGATATCCTAAGTGATAAGCATTCAGCTAAATGAGACGTTATGTTTAATCCGGCTTCGAGTATGTGTCTTGTTGCGGTATTTGAATTCGCCGCTGCTAGCTTTTGTACGCCAACTAATGCTCTTGAGTCTGGAGTACTTGCATCTCTAGCTTCATTAAGACCGGTTACGTCGCGTATCATTTGTAGGTAATAATTGTAAGTACTAATTAAAGCTTGCAATTTATTTCCTCCACTACCAGACGTTATCTCTTGTATAGGAACTTTGCCAGGATTCATATCCCCGTCTTGTGTAAAAGATCTACCAATTACAGAACCTGTTTGGAAAAACATATTTAATGCTTCTTGCGGATTGTAATTTGTTCCATTACCTAAATCTATTTCAGCAAGACCATCTGCATCAAGATAAACACCATCCGGTACCATCCTTGATAATAACTGCTGTAGCTTTAAGTGAGTTAGCTGTATCATATCAGCAAAACCAGTAATACGGCTTACTAATGATTCAATACGCCCTTTATACATTCTCGGCGCGTTGATTGCATAACTCATTAAAACTTTTGTTTGATCGCTTTTGGGTCTCATCATATTAGTAGCAATACCCCATTTAAGAAGCTTGTCTGTACCTAATATTAAAACACCCTCGTATAAAACCTCTAGCGATCTTTCAAGTTTACCAAACTGCTGTTCTAAAACTTCAACAGGAGGATCGAATGTATCATCTCTAAGTAATACCTTAGCTGCTCCTGTAGCTGTCTCTTTAATTTTATACACTTCATTCATATAAGTTTTGTAATTAAAATACAATACTTGAACAGTGTTTGAATCTGAATTGTTTGAGTTTGTTATACTTCTATCGTAAAATCCATTGTTTTGGTAACCTTGTTTAGATATAGACTCTAACTCTTCGTTGGTTAGCTCCGGAAACTGCTTTTTAAGCTCGTTTAAGGGCACCTGTTTCACTTCGCCTACATAATATATATCGTCAAAATAAGGAGACTCTGTGTAAGACCAAACTAAATTAGCGGGATCTACATAGTCAACGGTAATTCCTTCTGATTTTGAAAAAGAATTTTTTACCGCCCCAATACCTATAGTGGATAAATCGTATATAACTCTTTTCTTAGTTAAATCGTAGTGGTTGCCGTCGAGTAAAACATTTATAGCCTGTTCTTCAGCTATTTCAACTTGCTGCTTATACGTTAGCTGCATGTGTAATTCAAGCTCTTCTTGTGACTCTGGTAATTTAGCAGGATCGTTTTCGAACATGTTTATACCAAACTCTTGCTGAACAAATTCGTTTAGCTCCTTGGTTTGCATGTCGCGTATAATGCTTTCCATATACTTAGTCCGCTTTTCTACACCGTAAGGATCTTGCGAATAAGCTTTAATATCAAATGATCTTTCGGAAATTCCGTTTACAACTAAGTCAACAAACTTAGGTATAATAGGCACTGGCTTCCAATCTAAATTAAGATATGATAAATCCCCGTTAATTGATAATTCATCTTTATACTTTTGAATTGGCTGTTCACCTCTCGCGTATAATCTTAATCTATGAAATGTATTTTGATTACTTTTAAACCTTGTAGTACCAGAATCAGCTTTAAACCATTCATCTTGAATAGCTCTACCAACTCTAAGCCCATACTCCAGCGACAACTTTTCTTGATCGCTAGCCACTTGGCTTGGGAAAAAACTTTTTATAACTGACTCAGCCATATATTTATTTTATTATTTCCGACGTTGATCCGGCGTTTTTGTATCTTGCAATACGTAAATTTAACTTTGGTTTTTCAACCATTGGGTTTGGTCTATATAGATGTCTATTGCATGCCATTATAGCTAAACCAGAACTAATAGCCGCATCAAATTTTGTTCTTTTTGTTATATCAAATTTAGCCCAATCGTTTAGTGTGTCATTAAAATACATACTACCATATTGTCCATCTGATTTCACTCCTACATGATTCTGTATGTAGGTTTCAATAGCAGCAGCGTGTGCTTGCTTAATATCTTCTGATGAATTCGGTATACCACCAATTTCTCTTTCTGCTACAGATAATTTATTGTAACTTTTGTCCGGTCTATTCATTGAATAACCTCTATATCCTCTTCTTTTAAAATAATACAATAATCTAGGTTTATTGTTTTCAGCTAATATTGGCATTCCGTAAAACACACATGCCATTAACACGTCTTCAAAAAACATTTCAGCTGTTTGTGGCCTTGCTACATATTCTAAGAAAAATGAATTAGGCGGAGCATCCTCCATGCTAAAAGTCGTAAGACCGTGCAAAGCTCCTTTTGATCCTCTCCCGTCTGTTGTACCTGATATGTCATAACTATCACAACCAAACGCTCCTATATGTTCGTTACCAGGATACCTTATACCATTTTTAATTACCTGTTTATTTTGCAAATCAACTTTTGGTACCCAAGATACTTTAAATCTTCCGCTCGGATTTGGTGAAAACATCACTTTACTATCTTTAATGCCATGTTCCCAATTAAAACTCCCTGTTGTAACTACTCCAGAACTTCGTAGATCTTCGTTATAATCTATTTGTTCGTATATTTTTACTAAGTTAAATATACTATTTTTAGTTTCGTCTCTAAATGCGTGTTCCTCTGTGCGTGGAAATTGTCTATAAAACTCATTTAAAGCGTCCTGGTCGCCTTTTAATCCTTCAGCTTCATTATTCCAGTGCTCTACGACCCCAACCTCGATAGCGTCGCCGTGTGGGCCAATGCAATCTGCTGATGGGGTTTCGAATACAGGCATTCCATAAGAATCAATGAATCCTTCGTAATTCCATTCCATAGGAATGAACAAAGAATATAATCCTGACTTAGTTTGTCCGTTACGGTTTCTTTTTGAAACATCCGAGTCACTGTATAGTTTTTTAAAATTTTCTCCACCTTTATCCAAGGCGTTTGATGTTGATCCCATCATGCACTTTCCAATAACTCTACTACCTAATCTTAAAGTAGTTTTTGTAACACGCCAGTTGTTTAATATGTTGTCGGGCTTTTCCCATTTACCGCTTTCATCATGGACTAACAGCTTTAGCTTTTCACCGTCATAACTGTTATCTCCAGTATTTTTCCAGTCAATAGTTGTGTCTAGCCCTTCTAGTAATTCCTGGTCTTGTTTGTTTTGTATAGACTTCCTTGTAAGCCTTGAGGCTGGTATTCTATACGCTAGCTCTGTTTTCGGACGGTCCATACCGTCTTGTATTGGCTTAAAGAAAAATGGATAGTTTACAGATATTGGTACTACCTTGTCTGTAAACATTTTTTTAGCGTCAGAACCGGACTTTGATAATATTCCGAATCGCGCATCGCTTGATATTGTAGCCATGTTAACGGTCTCACCGCTTGCCATAAAGGAAAAACCTGAGCGTCTGTTTTTGAGATAGCACATACCGTAGCATCTGGAATCCGCTTTACAAGCTTCCCAGAAAATGAAGAATAATCTGTTGGCTTCCCTAAAGTCTGGGTGCCCAACGTCAATCTTAGACCATTGCAGGTACATAAAGTGAGTGCCAGTAATGTAAGTGCCCACACCTTTATTATTGAACCAATGGCCTTCTTCGCGGCGTTTGAATTGTTCATCTATGTATGTCTCCCATTTTTCTTTAAAGTCGTCAGGATAATCCCTCCAGTCAAACACACTTTGAATGCGCTTTAATTCTTTTGGTATTTCTTCAACAACCCATTTGTCATTTGATTTATCTATATTCGAAGGTAGCTTGGGTAATGCTATCTTCAAATTTTGTATATTGTATATTTCACCAATTTGTCCGGTTTTGCTAATAACAACGATATCATGCTCTTTGTTATAACCGTATTTCCATTTCTTACCTTTATTAAGTCTACTTATAGTAGTCTTTTTGATAGGTGTTATTACGCTATATAAAGTTTGCTCGTACATTACTTACTCCTTCTTTCTGCAAATCCTGAAAAGGTTTTCTTTTTTTCCTCTTCTTTAGGTTTGTTCTCTAATATAGCTTCTTCTTCTTGTATACGCGTAAGTATTTCAAAAGCATCAAATATAGCTAACTTTTTTGTAGCCGCAGCGTTCTTCAACCTATCAGCTGATATGTCATCATCAGAATCAACTATAGGTTCTTTAGCTACTTTAATTAATTCCTCAACTGCTATTTGCCCAGCTTGGATTATATTCTTCTTCGTCTCCTTGATATTCATATTTAATTGTAATTAGATTTGTTGGAACACGATATAATTTTTCTTTATTTATAATAAATTCGTACTCTGCGCCAGGCCTAAAGCCTACGAGATCACCTTCTTCAACACTTTTTAAACTAGGGTCTTTATATTTAAGCACTCCTATTAATGGTTTTTCAAAGTTGATTGAAAACATTTTATTTTCTTTTATGGGTTTAACAAAGTTAAATCCATTTAATGGTATCCACTTGTATATACGCTTGTACGCGAATATTTGATCTGGCGAAACAAAATACATATTGTTTTTATAATAGCTCCTGCTATTTTTTTCTTCGCCTCTAATATCCCGGAATCTACGGAATACATTGTGATGCAATACAACCTCATCGCCTTCACGTACACCAGTTGAGTTTGTCTTTGGTGTGGCCATAACAATACCTATTCTTGAAACAAAATTATGATTTTGTAATTCCGTATTAAGTATTAATTCTTTACCATCTATTGTTTTTGTATTGTTATACCTGTCTTCTTTAGGCATAACAACAAAATCAAAAACGCCTCTCATTAATAGTCTATATTGTATTCAATGGCTATTGCCATATTTTTATTAAAATCTTTCCAGGGTATCACATCGTTACCCTTCTGAATATAGATAGAGTACTTTTCTTCTTCTTCTATAATATTAACTATAGTATGACCACCATACACTTCCTGTCCAACAGAATAGTGCATGGCGTCATTTTTATAGTCTTTTCCTATACTAATCTTCCTTAGCAGGCTCACGTAATTCTCCTGTATTAATATCGATTACTTTATCACCATACTTAGTTTGCAGCTCTTTTTGCTGCTCCTCAAGTTTGGTTTTCATTTGAGCAAATGCGTGTAGCAGCTCATGCTTTTGTAATTCAATACCACCAATTTGCGTTTGAACGCTGTTTAGTTGATTAATAGTGTTCTTTAGAGCTTCTAGCTCTTCTGTAGATAGTTTTGCTTCTTTAGCCATTTTATTTAATTTAATTGTTATTGCTGGATTTCTTTGCTTTTTCCCAGGTACGCCCAACAAAATACGCCCCGTAGACTGTTATTAATAAAGATTGAAAAATTGGTATATAGTCTTCAGCTATTTTAAACTCTCCTATATTGCCATCAAAAAAACAAAGCGCCGTAAAGATAACAGTTAAATATATAAGAACCATAGGTCTTATATTTTTAGAAAGGAATGAATCAGAATTCATATCTGCTTCCCATCTTGCTGTTACTTGCTCTTGCGCTTCTTTATCTGCTTTTTCTAGAATCTCAGTTATTAAACGATGAGCTTCTAGTTTTTCTTCTTTAGTTGTAGTTAATTTATCAATGACATCCCCGACTTCTTTAATTACTCCACCGGTAAGCCATTCCCATATTTTTTTCATAGTACTAACATTTCCATCTGCGTCTAGCTGCGCAGATTCTTTTATCTGGTGTTTTACTGCAATTTATATTATGCATTTCCATTTGCCCTTTAGATCTTGCGCAATATGACGTACGTCTTTTACCTCCTCCTGGTTGTGGAGCTTTAAGGTTACCACCTGTTTTTTTATTATAAGCTTTTCTACCAGCCTCGGTCATTCCTGCACCTTCTTTGGCTGTTAAAAAATGTCTCCCTTTACCTTTCGTTGTTTTACGAAGTTTTGCGGCTACTGAGTTTTTTGGTTGCTGAATATAAGGCATAATTTATTTTTTTAGTTTTGAACCATAGCCCCCCATTTTATATGGTGCGCGCTTTTTATTAAAAGTACTTCCAGCCGCAGCCTCGCCTCTCAAAATATCAGCGCTAGTACCTTCTCTAGTTCCTGAAACGTACTTCTGTCCAACACCAATACCTTGTGAAATTTGTTTTACATTTTCGTCATATTGTTGCTGAGCTGATTCGCTCTTCATTCCCGCTTTGTTAATACCAGCTGTAACTTTTTCGTATTTTTTTCTATCGCTGCCAAAACCTAGAAAGCCTTTTTTCATTCCTTTTTTCTCGTCGAAACTTAATTTACCATCGCCATCTTTGTCGTATGTTTCAAGTAATTGTGACTTTTTAAATTCTAAGTTTGCCTTCTTTTTGGATTGTCTGGATACTTTGCCAGCCATTTTTTCACTAGACTGCTGCTCCCATTTTCTATCCCATTTATCTTTACCAACACCACGTGTATTGATTAACTGTGGAACATCTTCTTTTTTGTCAGGAGTACCTGCTGTTCCAGGTGTAGCTGGCTTCGGAGGTTTATAACCTTCTCTAAGACCCTCAGCTTGCTCTCTAGCATATCTTTTTCTTTTTTGCTCTTCTGATTCATTTGCTAAATACTCTTTCCACTTGTCATCTGACATTTGGTTTTCTGCAGCTTTAACAATTTTCCCACTTGAACCAGGATCTCCAGGATCTCCAGCTGAGCCTTCTTGACCAGGGGTAGTTGTTCTAATAAGCAACTTTCCTGCGTCGTCAACAACGTTTTCTACTATCGGCTCGGTCTGCTTATTAGGCGACACAGACATTCCTTTACTTGTGCTGTGCTGAATTCTAGATGTTATAGGTTTGCTCATTTTTATTGTTTTAGTAAGTTTGAGATTGACGAACCTAGATCAGGCACATTGATCTTCATTTCCTGCATAGACGGTACTTTAAATTTGTTAAAAGGATTAGTTTTATTTTCCTCCACGTCTGTAGTATCAGGCTTTCTTTTTTGTGTATTCTTTTTGTCACCCTCAAGACCTTTTTGTACTTCTGCGCCTAGGTCTAAAAATGTTTCTTTTGTTTGCGCTTCGCCTGCAACAATAGCTTCATTCATTTTGTTTGGCGATGATTTGCATTTTTGTGTTATAGGTAGTGACTTCATTTTTTTTCTTGTTTGTAAGCGTCTTTTTCCCACTCTAAATCAGAAGGATCTCCTTCTTTAATCTTTTTACCAGCGCTAGCCAACATACCATTGTCTAGTCTTTCATACACGCGAGCAGGTGAACGAGTGTCTTTTTTCCAGGTAACCATGTTATCATCGTAGTCCAACTTGTTCTGAAGCATCTGTTCATGATGTATATTTTCATGATCTATAGAGTCTTTCTTTTCTTTCTCACTGGCGTTCTTATCCACAAAAGTAGTACGATCCCTATTAGCTTCGGCTATAACCCCAGGCTCTAATTTTTTTTCAAACACAGGTCTACCAAATTCAGATAGCTCCTCGTTGATGCCAAATACCTCGCCTTTAGATTTAAGCTTAAATGCCATTATTTCCCGTAATATCCTTTTTTATAATTTTTTCCGGGAGCAGACTTTCCTTCTTTAGCCGCAATAGCACTTACAATTTCTTTAGGTAAGTTAGCTTTTTGCTTAGCAGTTTGCTTAGCTGGTGACCCGCATCCGCATCCCTTGCTTGATCCTCCTTCTACTTTACCTACGTTTAGCAATGGCTCCTTGATACCTCCTTTGGTACCTTTTTGAATTTTAGCTGTAATTGGTGTTAAGTTCATGTTATCTTTCTTTATCGTTAATCATATCGTCAATAGCTTTGTTATAAACTTTATCCGTATATGTTTTATTTTTATAAAATGTACTTCTCTCAGATGTTGGCAAATCCTCTTCTGCTAACATTATTCTGTATATTCTTTTAATTAGTAGCTTACACTTATTTGATGTTTTATAAACAGCGTACTTAGACGTAGTGCGGTTTCTTTCTTTAAATACATCAATCCAACCGTTTCTTCTTAAGCGTTCCCACCGGTTTTTATCCCAGCTGTAAGTATAAACACCGTTAATAAAATCATTACGTGTAAAAAGCTTTTTGCAATCTAAATAAATAAGTAGTTCTAAATCAGCATCTTTTAAATTGTAAGTTTTACAGACCCACCTTCTGATAAGCCTGTAATACTTTAACAAATTCATATCCTGCAAGTCTTGCCCGCTTAGTCTCATTCTATAAGTACTATATCTGAGATTTTTAACACATAATACAAATGATCGTTCCATTCAATACCATGCCCGGCGTGCTTATCATACCTAACAAGATCTCCGTCTTGTAGTATATCTATTTGGTCACCTATACTAATGACCCTGCCTTTAACGTAACGTACGTCTTTATTTTGCTTTTCAGTAAGTTCTAATCCGCCTACTTTTGACGGCTCCTCTTTTATCTTGTCTACAATTACAAAGTGATTTATTGCTTTCATGCTAATCGTTTATTACTGATTATACAATCGGCAGATATAATTGTATTAACAACACTCACTGCGTTTTTTAAAGCTGTTTTTGTAACTAACACTGGATCTATAATCCCAGCTTTGATCATATTAACATCTTTACCCGTTTTAACATCTATACCTCTATTTTTGATTTGAGGATACACCACAGGCATATTGGCATTTTCTAATATAGTTTCATATGGCGATCTTATCGCTTCTAACAATATTTCTTCACCTTTGTTTTTAGCTTTTACTAATGTAGAGGCATTTAACAAAGCAACTCCGCCTCCAGGAACTATACCTTCTTTATAAGCAGCTTTTGTCGCATATATCGCGTCTTCGATGCGATCTTTCTTTTCTTTAAGCTCAACCTTAGAATCCGCTCCAACATATATTATACCGACTTGTCCGGTTAACATTGATAAGCGTTGCTCTAATTTTTTCTTAAAAAATGGATTGGTTTCTTCGGCTATTTGCTTTTCAACATCCATTATTCTTAATGCAACCTCTTCATTTGCTTCGGCTACTTGCAGAACAGTGTTTTTATCGTCTGTAACAGCTTTAAACGCTTTGCCTAATACATCAGGGTCTATGAGATCTAAATCGTCCCCTAACTCTTCGTTTATTATATTAGCACCAGTAAGTATTGCTAGATCTTCAAGCGTCTGCTGCTTAGTTGGCCCAAAGCCAGGTAAATCAACTATATTTACTTTTATATTGCCTTTTACTTTATTGGCTAATAATGTTTGATACGGTTGTTGATCCATATCCGCTACTATCAGTAAGCTACGCTTATTTTTTATAACATGCTCAAGCACATTTTGTATTCTACGTATATTTGGTATAGGTGAAGATACTATAAGAACATATGGATCTTCTAATGTAGCTGTACCTTTATTTTTATCCGTAGATAAATGCTGCGATTTTAATCCACTGTCAAATTGTACGCCATCAACAAACTCAACATAAGTTTCGTTTGTATCAGACTCTTCCATTAGAACGACTCCATTTTTTCCAACTTTTTCATAAGCTTGTCCAATTTTATCTCCAAGCTCTGTGTCGTTGTTGCATGAAATACTAGCAACTTGCTTAAGCATGTCACCTTTAATTTCAATACTGGCTTTATTAAGATAAACCATAACTTTTTCAGCGCCACTAGTAATGCCACTTTTAAGCTCTCTAACTTCTTCTTCATTTAAGTGCTTATTAACTGTTTTAAGTAAAGAAT